TTATGCGTATACTCGATCAGCCTGAGACCCTTCCAGATCGTCAAAAGCGAAGATTTCCGGAAGAGCTTCCTCACCCACGAACATGCCGTCGGAACGGTACACAACTTCAAGGTCCGAGTAGCCACCGCGGTTCGATCCAAACTTTTCAACAGCCTCAGATGGAATGCGGAAAAACTTGTAAACGGTCGGACGGTCTGTCGGCGTGACGGCGATCAGAGTGTTCGTCTTCACTGGCACTTGGATAGTGCTCTTCTCCGAACGATCAGCCAGGCGCACCGTGATGTTGTGGTGTTTGCCGTGGACAATCGCAAATAGGTCTGGTCCATCCTTCTCAGGGAAGGCTATGTTGCCTCCCGACAATTGGATCAACGCAGCGACTAGATTGACCGCGCCGGCTGCAGTAGCGTTCTGTTTCCGCTGCTCGCGAGGTGTAGCTTTAGGAGTGATGCCGAGCGACAGCCAAGCTTCGTCGACTTCAAGGACACGAGCGATCTGGCTCATGAGTTTCGGTCTCGGCCGAGCTTCACCGGCAAACCACTTTCTCACTGCTTCAGGACTAGCCGACGCCTTGAACTGTTCAGCTAACTGCTCACGGACCCACTTTTGCCGGCCGTGACCTGAAGGTGCTCTCGGATGATTCTCGCACGCAATCTCCATGCGTTTCGCGAAAGACTTGTCGCGAATGATCTTCTGAGCAGGAATTTTGGAAGTGTCACCCATAACGAAATACCCCCGTGTGAACTCTTTAAAGGTGCGCTGAAATTTCTTTCAACATTATGTTGACAAGATGACGCAACCGGTTGAGCAAGTCAACACGTTAGTGATTCGTTAACCTTAATTCACAACTTTATCGCTATTTTTTCAACCGAACTCTCACGGCGTTCATGATTTGATCCTGCGTAACCCCCTTAATCTGAAGGGTTTCGTATTGCGCTTCATCCATCGTGCCTTTTGCAATGATCACGTGGATGAACACTGAGTGGTTTTTCTGTCCAGGTCTGGCGAGTCTCCGATTGAACTGGTCCCACAATTCAAGACTCCAAGTCAGTCCAAACCAGACTTGGATATGACCGCCGTGCTGAAGATTCAGACCATGGCCGATTGAGGCTGGATGCGCGACTCCCATCTGGATCTTACCGGCATTCCATTTTTTGACGAAATTAGGTTCTTCGTCGAAAAAGACTGCCTTTGGGAACTTCTTTCGAATCCTGTCTTTGTCGAACTGAAAGCTATAGGCCACTAGGACATTCTGACCGGCAGCTTCCTCGACAATGCTTTCTAGAGCTTTCAGCTTGTAATCATGGATCGCGATCGTCTCGCGCTTCGCATTGAAGACATCTTCGTCGAGTCGATACAGACCCCCATTCGCGAACTGAAGGAGTTTGCCAGTCAACACTCCGCGCGAGACGGCCTCCACGTCGTAGTTCTGCGCAACGAGTGTCTTCTCGAACTCACGATACTCCTTCATGAGCTTCGGCGACAGATTGACGTAGACCGGATTGAACACTTGCGGCGGCAGATCGATGTAGTCCTGAGATCGAAGGCCGATCATCACGTCCTTCATCAGAGCCATGATTTCGTCTTTGGCGTGGGCTTTGGGTGTCACCGCTTTGGTGAACTGATTCTTGTCGAACCAACGGTTCTCGAACTTGGTCTTGTTGACGCCGAGCCTCTTACCCTGATCGAGGATGTACGCCTGGCCGCCGAGATCGCGAACACCGTTCGGCGAAGGAGTTCCGGTAAGTTCGATCACTCGCTTCATGTGCTTGCGCGCCTGAGCAAGGACTCCGAATTCCGTGAGCGTGGGTTTCCGTTTCACCGTCTCGCCGGTCTTGGGGTCTTTCTTTTTGTTCGGCGTGCGGAACGTGAATCCTTTGAGACGGCTTGATTCGTCATAGACGAGAATGTGCCAGCGCCAGCCCGTGTCGCCGCCGATCGTCTGCCACAGCCACTGCAGATTTTCGCGATTGATAATCGTCAGATCGGCATCAACTTTGAGCGCGGCTAGGCGCTGCTGCTCGTCGCCGCACACCACTGTGTAAGTGAGATCCTGAAGGTGTTCCCACTCGGCGATTTCCTCTGGCCAAGTATTTTTGGCGACTTCGAGCGGGGCGACGATGATGCAGCGCCATTTGGGGAATTTGCGCAGCAGCCGGCGCACACCGGTCAAGGTCGCAGCGGTCTTGCCGAGTGACATTTCAGCGGCGCCGAGTAGATAGTCCATGTCGACGATGCAGTCAGCGAGATAAGACTGATACGAGCGCAACAACGACTCGGGGCGCAATCCCGATGTCGGATTTCCGATATCGACCAGGAAGACATCGCGGAGGAACCGTTCGAACGGCGTCTCGATCGGCTCGATGTCGACGGGCTCTAGAAGCTGTTCGAGGAACCGTTCAAATGGAGTCAGGGTCGTGAGCATCTAGAATGCGTTTCCCTTCTGCCAATGTGTCGACGACGTAGACGTTTGCGCCTTTTCTGCGCAGCCGCTCGTGCTCTCTTTTCTGTTGGATGCGTGCCTCGTCGCCGAACTTCTTGGCTTCGATAAGCACCCACGTTCCGCCCTTCAGGAACCACAAATCGGGAGAGCCGCGGCGCCCCTGATAGACGACCTTTCGGACGAGCCAGCCTTCTGACTTGCCGTACTCGACGAGCGGTCTCTGAACGTCGGAGAATTCAGCCATCGAGCGCTTCGCTGTCCCACGGCTTCACGATCACGCCGGCTTCAGCGAACATCTCGGCGGCCGCATCGAGTTCTGCGTTGATCGCGCTGCCGTTGGCGAAGCTCGCCGGCCCGACCACCACGCAAGAAATACCAGCCTGGATGAGCGTGCGTGCGCAGGCGGCACATGGGTGATGTGTCACATAGACATGACAGAGTTTCGTCCGGATACCCTCTCGCGCAGCGAAGGCGATCAGGTTCGCTTCTGCATGACTGGCAAAGAGGTATTTCGTCGGCCGCTCCCGGCGCATCTTGGTATCGTTCACGCCGCGGGGTGGGCCGTTGTAGCCGGTCAGCCGGATTTCGCCTTCAGGTCCGACGAGAACGGCGCCCACCTGCGTGCTGTCCTTGCTCTTCTTTGCGGCGTGCTCGGCGAAACCGAAATAGTAGGCGGGCCATTCCATCATAATCACCTTTTAGTTGATTTGCAGAACACGGGAAAGGAAGCGCTCGAACAGCGTCACATCCGGCTGCCAACCCAAGTTGCCGAGCACTTCATATGCTTCAGCGATGTAACGCTCGTAGTCGAGATCCGGAGGAACCGCGTAATCATCGGGCAGGATCATCAGCGGCCGGCAGCCGTCTGATTTCGAAACCTTGTTGCGGTTTCCGGTCTTCGCATGGGGCTTGCCACGCATAATCGGCGCACCCTTCTTTGCCCAATAGAAGCGCACCGTCTTGCCGAGATATTCGCCGTTCCAATCGCCGCCGCCCTTGGCTTTGATCACGCGGATGAAGCCGCGAACGTCGGTGTAGGATCTGATGAATTCCTCGATCGGCGTGCCTTTGGTGAGAAAGGCGAGGATGGCGTCACCGATCACCGTCATGTTCGGATTTTTCTTCATCTGCTCGAACGACGGGCTGTATTCCGGCGACTCGGGGTGCCAGTGGTTGGCGATATAGCCCTTGCGCTTGCCTTTGCCGTTCGACTTGATGGCTAAGTAGAAATTCACGTCGCGGTTATAGATCGCCTTGTATTCGGCGCCTTCGAGCACGAAACTGGTTTTCTCTTCCCACCAGTCAATGATTTCAGCGATCGGTCCTGGGGCCAGGCGCTCAGTATCCTTGCCGTCTTTCTGGATGAATCCGTTGTAGAGGGACCGCGGCGCCTTCATGACAATACCGTCGGTGTTGGCCGACACTATCCGTATGCCGGCCATCTCAGCGCGTTCGATAAGCATCAGCAGAGTCAGCTGCCCAGTGAGTGTCGTTGCGATCATAAGGTGCGGAGCGAACAGAACGCTGTAACGGCTCCCGAGCTTTCCGTATGGACCGTTCAGACCAACCTTTCGGCCGTCAGATCGTACCTTGTAGAAAAGCTCCTTTTCCCGGTCGCCGGCATCTCGGGCAGCCTGAGAACGGCGCTTGTCGGCCATTCGCTCTTCTTTGATGCCGCTATAGACCGGCTGGAATTTCGGTCCGACGGCTTTAGGATAGAGCCCGAGCTTGATGATGATTGACGGGTACTGAGAGCCCACGTCGAAATCCAGCAGCACCCATTCGCCGTCGGAGAACTCGGCGCGAGACTTTTCCTGGGAATGCAAGCCGCCAATACCGAGCTTGTAGCTAGATTGGCCGATCTCGATTTTGAACTTCTTGAAGGCTTCAGGGAATGGTACCGAGCCGGTATCGGTGACATGAATGTCGGTCTCGCGGATCGTCTTCAGCACGCTCTGCAGCAACGGTGTCTGGAACTCGATGAAGTCAGGCACCTGATAGCGAAAACTGTAACCGCCCTTGAATTCCGATTTCTCGATCTTCTTCTTGATCAGCCGCTCAACGCCGATCTTGATCATGCGCTCGCCGGTTTGCGCGTCAGACAACGAGCGGGCGTCGATGTCATAAATCTCGCCGATAGACTCGCGCAGTTCGAGAGCTTGTTTGCAATGGTTGTAGAGAGCGCGTGTCGCAGGGCAGTCCGAGTTCAGGCAGTAGTCGCCCACGATGTCCATCTGCTCATGCGTGAGCAGTGCATCCGGATCTACTGGTAGATCCTGCAGGCGCTTCACGTGTAGACGGCCGCCGAGCGTTTTCAGGCTCGCACTACCTGAAGCGAACGTGTTTTCGGCCTCATCATCGTCGTCCGCGCCGGTACCGACAGACGGATTTGTATCAAACAGATCCACGTGATCGATAAAGCTCGGAACAACAATTCCGTACTCGCGCTCACAGTCCCAGGGCTTTTTCCGCTTCTGGATGATCCAATCGGACAGCTTCTTCAATTGCTCATTCGTGGCGCCGCCGAGCGCATAGAGCAAAACCATCAAGTCGTAGTCGCGGCTGTTGAATCCGACGACGGTATACTTCTTGAGAATGCGACGAATGCGGCGACCGTCGAAGTCGGCCCGATCGCTACGTTCATAGAACGCGGATCGGCCGTCCTCGGTCAGGAATGCGACATAGAAGAAGTTGCGATAGCATTCCAAGTCGAAGAACGCTATCGGTCGCTCCGTCTTAAACTGAACCTTGCGCTCGGCCATCAGATATCGTCGATATCGACCGGAAGAGCGACCCGCGGGGCGGTTGCTTTCATCTTCAGGTCAGCGAGCAGCTTCCTGATCTCGCAAACCCACTGTGCCTGGTGGCGGGCATCGTCGAGCGCGTTGTGAGCCGTGCCCTTCAATTCAGGCTTGGAGTAGCCAAGAACCTCGCCGAGTTCGAGCACCGTGCGGCAATCGCGGACATTCCAAAATGCCCACGGGGCCGCCTCTCTGAAAACCTGCCAATAGGCGTGTTCCATGATCGTAATATCGAAGGTCGGACCGTTGCCCCATATCGGAGCCTTCGGATGAGTTCGATAGAAGGTCGTGAGATCGTTGAGAGCCGCGTCCAGGGTGAGCGATCCGGCCACTGCAGCTTTCCGAGCAGCATCGGATTGATTCATCCACCATTTGAACGTTGAGCCCGACGGCCGGCCGAAGCGGAACGCACTTTCCGGGTCGATCGCACGGTAAAACTCAGGACCGAACTCACCCGTGTCGGGGTCGAAGAAAATGGCGCCGATTGAAATGATCGGAGCATCGAAGCGTTGGCCTACGGTTTCCAGGTCGACCATGCAGTTCATAGACATCAGGGTGTGCCTCACAAGGACTATTCAACAAACAGTGGATTGACAGGGCGCGGTTAGGCGCCCTGTCCGACGATCTTAGATATCGTCATCGTCGTCGATCGACGCCTTGGACTTACCCTTGTTCGACTTCGACGGCTTGTCGTTCAGATCGTCGCCGTCATCCTCGTCGTCACCGAAGTCGTCGAACTCGTCGTCATCCATGCCACCGCCAGTGAAGAGTTCGTCACGTTTGAAGAACTGCAGGCCGTCGATGGTCGAGAAGATGCCGTTGCCACCCTTCGCTTTGTCCTTGATCGCATAATAGTGGTAGTACGCGACCGCGTGGTAACCGGACAAAAAGAGTTCTTCCGCCTCTTCGATCGTCAGGTCATTGCCCTGGCGGTCCTTCAGCTTCGGGAGACGATCGTTCGTCAGTTTCAGGTACCAGGTGTCTTCGTAGTGATCACGAATCTCGCCATCGCTGGTGAGGTATTCGTCACCGTCAAAGATGGGCAGCCGTTTGCTGTCAAACGCACGGAGCAGTTTTTCCGGGTCTTTTCCCGGCCACTCCTTCTCGATCAGATGCTCGACGGCCTCGTCAATGACCGCCTTACTGGCCTTACCTTCCTTCGTCTTCTTGCTGATCAGACCGTTGGTACGGTACTTCAGCGCGCCCTCATCTGAGGATTTGGTCTTCTCGGTGATCTTGCAGTAGCTCAGGCGCACCAGCACCTTTACGCGGCCAGTCTCCGGATTGAATGTTGGTTTGAATGCCATGTCAGTCGTCCTTCGTTTTCACGTTTTCAATCGTTTTCGTCGGAATCGTCGTCGAGATTGTCGAATTCCATATCAACCGGTAGCGCCGGCCGCGCATCCTCGATCGAGACGATGGAAGGAGTGGGGTGACCACCCTTGACCATCTCGGTCGGGAATTTCCCTTTCCCGCACACCTTATCCAGCATTGCGGGCGTTTTCAACTTTTTGGTGAATATCTGCTCGTCCTCAAAGCCCTTTTTGCGGAGCCACTTCTCGGACTCAGTCTCATCCACGTGCTTACGGTGTGAACGGCGGCCGGCTACCAGTTTCTTGCCGTAAAGATCGCCCTGCCCGCTTCGGACCGCCTCGGCTACGGACTGCTCGACGCGCGTCAGGAACTTGCGGATGACGCCGAGGTGATCATAGATCGCCCGCTTGCGCGCGACTGTGAGCCCTTCCACGTCAGGCGTCTCGATATCGATCCCGTACTCGTCGTAGTCGTCCAGGTTCTCGAACTCGATGTCGCAAAACTCAAGGTTCCAAGCCTCGAATTCCGGGCAGGCGCCATCCACTTTCGCCGCGGAACACCACAGGCAGGCTTCTTTCGACGGTGTGCAGGGTGCGTTCGGATCGAAGGTCAACGCGGCGCGTTCCTTGACGTACTCGCCGAACGCCTGAAGTTCTTCGAGCGTCTGCACCCATTCACCGCCACCGCGGCCATTCCGAGGCTGATCGATGATGAACCGGAAACGCTTCGCCTTCGTCAGATACTTCGCGACCTGCTCGTAGAAACCGAGCCCGTATAGCCGGATCTGCGTGTTGCCGACGGCTTCGACGGGAATACCCTTGCCGAACTTCAAATCGCCGACGCAAATTTCGTCGTCACCAACGATCCCGCAGTCGAGAGTGCCGCCTTGCGGATTCCCGTGCTCATCCGGACCGGTCCAAGGTGTAATGTCGACGCGGAATTCGACGAACATGACCCCATCGAACTCTCTAAGACGGTCAATGCCTGGCTGCAGCGCGGCTGCCATATCCTCGTCGCAAGTAAACGTCTTGCCGTTCACGCCGATTTTGGTTCCGACGAAATCATAGGGATCGAGTCCCACTTCCAAGCAAAGCTCGCGTATGGAGTGAGCAGCAGTGCCTTCGTCGGCAGCGTCCGAACTGTCGTCAATCTGATCGAGCCCGAGAGCCTTGCATCGGTTTAGAGCACCGGAACACAAAAGCCATCTTTTCGAATCGGAGGGTGCGTTACGAGCGTGGCCTGCCATCAGCCAGCCTCCACTTGCCAGCCGGCGCACAGGTGTCCTCGGTGAAACGCTGAAGCCACGGAACCGGGATTTCGATCAATATGTTTCGCGGCGTCGAGCATGGAATCGAACTGTAACGTGTACCCCGGTCGAACAAGTCTGACAGGCTGTGTCAAACCGTGCTGCTTTCGAGTTCCTGATGCATACGAATGATCTTTGTTGCCGGAACTCGTCACCCAGGTGAGGTTCGTGTCGACATTGTTGGTGCGGTCCAAATCTTCGTGATTTACTTCAGGCAGGTTCAGAGGATTCGGCACAAAAACCTTAGCCACCAGTCTGTGAACCATCTTGGTGACACCGGCACCCATGGTCACGTGAACGTAGCCAGTCTCCGGATGCACGGTTGCTTTTAAAATCTTACCTTTGAGTCGGCGTTTGACGATGTGCCCCCACGGGCAGCGCACTTCAATTATGCGATCGACACTACGCACTCGCCCGAGATTGCTAACCTGGTAACCGGCGTGCTCAGCTATGTCTTTCCAGACTTCCATGGTCATTTCCGAGTTCTCATCGGGGTCATTTTGGAGGAAGCCAGTTACCCTCTCGCACGAGACCCGCGTGTGCGACCGCGGGCGGCTTCCTGCAAAATGACCCCCGGCGATTTAGCCGAGGGTCGCGCTTGGGAGGCGCTGTGATCAGATTTCGTCGCCGTCTTCTTCCGAACCATCTTCGTCCGTCGGCTCGGGCGTCAGGCGGCCCTTGGCCTTCTGTTTGTCGAGCCAGGCAACAACGCGATGAAGATCCGCGGCCGGAACGTCGGCGATCGTGCCCTTTTCCTTGCCGGTGAGTTTGGCGAGTGCCCCCTTGATGGCATCGCGGCGGGCTTCCGTCTCCGGATCCTTTTCGTTCGCCTTGAACTCGGCGAGCCAGTTGCCGGCGAGCTTCTTCACTTCGTCGTGCGAGAGACCTGTATCGTCGTTGCCTTCACCTTCGTTGGTGTCGGTCTCGGCTTCCTTGGCAGCGGTCTTGCCCTTACCCTTGCCGCGGGTGGCCGTCGTCTTGCCTTCGTCGCCCTCGGTTGGTGCGGAAGCGGTGCCGGCCTTCGCGAGCATCTTAGAGAGAAGGCCGTTCTGAACGTCGATGGATTCCTTGAGCGAAAGCAGGGCTGCTTCGAGAGACATGCGATTTCCTTTCAGGGTTGGGGTTTTGCAGTGTCCGTGCTGCGACGGTGACAACACAAATTCCACATTTTGGTGAATGGGTCAATATGCGATTGACTTTAAAAGTTGAAAAAAGTACGGTCCGCATGATCCGAATTCAACAAATAGAGGAATTTCACTCGTGACATTGACCGTCAATACGGAGAAGCGCGTGGGACCAGAGGGGGCTCTCTATGACCTGCTCGCGCAGGGTCTCCCTGATTTCCGGACCAAAATCAACGGCCAGGTGCGCCTGAACATCAACAGTGTCGCCAAGGCGCTGAGTGTCAGCCACGAGGCGATCTATAAGATGATGCGCCCCGACACAAAGCACTTCAATGTCATCTCGGTCAAAATGGCGCGCCGGTTCGTCGATCTGTCTGCGAATCAGCAGTTTCAGCCGGAAGATTATCGCAAACTCACCTTGATGGACTTCGAGCCGTTCCTTTCTCCGGAGTGATCCCCCGCAGTCTCGAACCTGCCTGAATTCTAGCTGCGGATCTTGTCATGATGAAATTGAGTTTGGCGAGCCGATCTTTCGGCCTTCGCTCAACACCGCGTCCCTCGGAGGCCACGCATGCTCGACCAAATTGAGCGCCTGGCTCGCGCCGGATTTGCAATCCACTGGCTGCATCCGAAACAAAAGCGGCCGATCGGCGAGAACTGGTCTACAAAGCCGGTACTGACGCTCGAACAGCTTAAAAAGACCTACAAGGACGGCAACAACGTCGGTGTGCGACTCGGCAAGTGGTCGAAGATCGGCAACGATTATCTCCACGTCATCGATCTAGACATTCGTGACCCCAAACTGGCCGACGAGGCACGGCAAAAGCTCACCGAGCTATTCCCTGTCTGGAAAACGTATCCAACCGTCATTTCCGGCTCGGGCGGCGAGAGCCGGCACTTCTATATTCTCTCAGACAAACCGTTCTCACCGAAGAAGCTTGCGCACAGCCGCGAGAAGATTCAGACGGCAGACGGTAAATGGCATTGGCGCTGGGAAATCGATCTATTCGGCACCGGCAAACAGGTCGCAATGCCGCCGTCAATCCATCCCGACACCGGAAAGCCCTATCGCTGGCAGACACCTTTCGACTTCGACGATCTCGATCTCGGTTTGGGGCCGATGGTCGGTTCCGACGTGCTTGCGAAAATGCTCGACATGGACGCCGACGATGAACGGGCGGCCGCCGATCCGGAGAGAAGTAAGCCGCTCGGGCTATCCCTCGACGAGATCCGCGAAGTGCTCGACGACCTGCCACGGGATTACTGGCGCGACGATCGCGACGGCTGGCTTACGGTCGGCATGTCGCTGCACCACGAAACCGGGGGCTCCGATCACGGCTATAAACTCTGGCTCGACTTCTCGAAGGACTCGGAGAAGTTCGACAAGTCCGACCAGAAACGGGTTTGGAAGTCGTTCAAGGGTTCACAAAAGCCGGTCCGGATGGCCACGCTCGTCACCGCGGCGCGCGAAGCCCGACTCGACGAAGAGTTCGAGAATCTGGACGACGATGTAACGGACGATCTCGATGCGCCGGAACAGGATACCGAGTTCGACGACATTCTAGGCACCGAGCACGGTGACACGAAGCGCGCGAAGAAGCTGAAGAAGTCGGAAACGGAAGCCGATCTAGGGCACGTGCCGCCGAAGGTGCGACGGATGAACCGCAAGCACGCGGTCGCCTTCGTCAACGGCAAAACGGTCATCGTCACCGAGCACATGGACGGCACCACGGCCTACGGAACGCCGAACGAACTGCATAACTGGTATGAGAATGACCGCGTGGCAACGGAAAAGGCCACAGAGCCGGTGTCGAAAGCCTGGATGCGCCACAAGCTACGCCGGCAGTATCCGAACGGCATCGTGTTCGCACCAGGTCAGGAGCGCGACGGCTATTTCAATCACTGGAAAGGGTTCGCCGTAGAGCCTGATTCGGAGGGTTCGTGCCGCCTCATCCTCGATCACCTGAAAAACGTCATCTGCAGCGGCAACGAGGAATATTATCGGTACGCCCTCGGCTGGTTCGCTCACATGATCCAGCGGCCATTCGAAAAGCCTGGCGTGGCCATGGTGCTCCGCGGCAAGAAGCGTATTGGCAAGGACACGATCGCAGACTATATCGGCGGCCTGTTCCCGCACCATCACGTTGTCATCGCGAATCAGGAGCAGTTGGTCGGCAAGTTCAACGCGCACCAGGAGAAGTGCTTGCTTCTGCACGTGCAGGAAGGTTTTTGGGCCGGCAACAAGAACGCGGAAGGTTCGCTGAAATACCTGATCACATCGGAAAAGGTGTTCATCGAGCCCAAAGGGCTCAACGGGTTCCATGTCGACAGCTATCTCAGGCTGTTCATGTCGTCCAACGAAGATTGGGTTGTGCCGGCGACCGCCGACGAAGGCCGATATTTCGTGCTCGATGTGTCGCCGCACCGCAAGGACGATCACGGGTATTTCCGGGCCATTCGCAATGAGCGCGATCACGGCGGCCAGGCCGCCCTACTCCACTACCTGCAGAACTACGATCTGTCCGATTTCGAAGTCCGCAAGGTGCCCGACACGACCGCGCTCGCGCAGCAGAAGGTGCAGGGGCTGAAGAATATCGACAAGTGGTGGTTCGACATGCTCGAAAGCGGCGAACTCGAATTTCCCTGCTACTCGATCAAGGGTGGAAACGCCGGCCAATGGCTCACAGAGCCCGTCATGGTCGATCGCGACGAGTTCCGCCAAGCCTATTCCGAATGGATGCGCCGCCAGCGTTACAACGGCGAGGAACTGGTCAAGTTCATGATCGGCAAGCGGATGCGCGAGATCCTGCCGCAGATCGAGGACAGGCGCCGCCGCGAGGGAGCGAAACAAGTCTGGACCTACGTGTTCCCGAAACTGAGCGAGTGCCGCCGCGCGTTCGAGCGCTACATGAACTCGCACCTGGTTTGGGAAGATATCTCGCAGCCGGTCGACGACATTGAGGACGATTACGACGATCTCGATGATTTGTAATTCAACTTTTTGTTGACTTAATCACCTTTCGAGCATACGGTCATCGCATTCCAACCTGAGAAAGGGAATGCGATGACCAAAGACTATGCCCGTATCACCGACGAGCCGCATAAGATCGGCGATTGCCAAGGTCGCAGCTTTGTCGTGTTCGACGCCGGAAATTGCCGCGTCACCATCAACGGCGAAAATCCGGAGGAATTAGCTCGGTCTCTGATCGAACGGTTTAACGGCGCCGCGGCCGAAGCCCTACGTCAAGCTGACTGCGATCGGTTTACCGCGGTGCGAGACACAATCGTGGAAGCAAGACGCGTTTGGTTAGAGGAAAACGATCCGCAGGATGGCACCGATTGCGTCACACCCTTCGACAAATTTCTCTACGGCCGATCGTTCGTAAAGTCCGATAAGAAAAGGGATGTGACCGATGCTGACCGCAGTAAGTTTGCTGGTGGCGAGTTTGATCGTTCTGCTGCCGATACTGTTGGGCATATGGCAGTTGCCGAAATAGTCGACGATCTCGTTTCAGTCACCATCGAACACGGCAAGTACACGATCCGGCAAACGGCGCCGGGGAAATGGGAGTGCTTACGAAACGGCGAACCCTGGCCGGCGTTCGAACAGAACGGGCCGGACAACCTGCATGTGGCGCTCGCCTATGAGGTCGACAACCTGCGCCGCCAAGTGGCCGCAATGTCGGCGCCGGAAGGCACGTTCGCTTGGGCTCTCCACCTTATGCTGTGGGAACAGAAGAGCGCCTATCGGGAAAGCCACCCTCACATCAAGTTCGATTTCGACGGCGCTGAAGGCTGCGCGTTCTGGTCGATGAACGAAGAGACGGACGATCTGCTGAGGCACGCGTTCACGGTTGATGAGATCCTGGCTCAGGATTGGAAGGTAGGTGAGTGATGACTTCCCCCTCGATCCTGCACAGCCTCGGCTATGACGATTGGGGTAACAACCCCGATCTTCTCCACCCCAACGACAAAGCGATCATCGACGGCGAGGTTGAGAACGGCCGATACGGAAAAGTTGGCGTGCCGCGAGCCGGTGGCCGCGCCGATTGCAATGTCTGCGGATATCCACTTGAGCTGCACCCAAAAGTGCAAGGCGCACTCTACTTCATTCGATCTTGCGAAGGGATCGTCAAGCTATGAAGACGTGGTTCGTGCTTGACGGCAAGGTGAAGCTGACCCCTCGGCGCCGGGAGATTCTTTTTCACGTCGCCTGCACGGACGCGATCTGGTGGCGCGTCGAAAGGGGATTGGGCGTCAGGATGGAAAGGCGGTAGCGTGTTCAGGCCGTATCTCGGCGCCACCTCCATCTGGTTGATCGCGCAATACCTGCGCCGGAACCGACTTATCCGCTACGCACCAGGGGCACCGTTGCCAGGGCATGGCGGCACGATGGTCGAGATCGATGTACCGGATCTCGAACCGCGCAAAGAAGGGAGACGGTGATGAGCGAGTTGCCGAAATCCCCCATCTTCTTTCCCGGCGCGACCAGTTGGGAGTTCCAGTGGTTCCGCCTATGCGTTTGGATCAATTATCCACGGTTCTGGCGCACGAGCGGGCTGCTCAGAATTGCGTTCACTGACAAGGAAGGGAACCTGTAATGTCGGAAAACGGAGAACACTCAATGGCCGAAGTATACGTCGTCACGGGCAGCGGCCAGCGGTATGTCGGTGATCTTGAGTCCGTAAAAGAAGCAATCGAAAGCACCGTCAAGAGCATGGTGGCCTACGGGTCTGGACTTGTCATCATTGATGCTTCTCCGGAACTGACGGATTTTCTCATCGATCTCCAAATACGCTACCCTTGGAAAGGTTTGATAGAGTGGGAGTTACCGGATCTCGAATCGCGGAAAAAAGGGAACCTGTGATGAATCTGCAAAACGGGAAAGAGGCGCGTTGAGAGGGAGAGTGTGAATGAGTGACTGGCACGAATACAAGGGCGATCGATCTAAAATGGCGCTTCAGCCGACGGCAAGCGATCTGGTAGAAGTCGTATTTCGCGACGGGACTGTCATCCAGGGTTTGCGCGACGACCTAGTTTGGCGGTGGGCCGACGTAAACGACCTGTGCGACGATCCCTCGTTCGACATCATCAGGTACCGGATAAAGGACGGTTGAGTGACAGGTGATATCGGTTTCACCGACCCCCTCAGAGCCCCGCCTTCGAGCGGGATTTCTTTTCACAGCAAAATGCCCATTCCGGCGACAAACTCGGAATGGGCATTTTGTTTTGGCGCGTACCCGCGAAGGACGCTGTACCTCGTCATGCAACGGTTTGGCTCCCCGGTGGCGAGACATAATCACCCTATAACCTTTTGGAGGGTTTGCAAGGAGGTGGTGTCGAACTGTTGTGGAAATCACCCTCCACCGCCTGCGCAGCAAGGTCTGAGGGGTGGTGACGTGCATAGATGGAAATCACCTGTCTCACATGCGCGCAGCCGGGAGTCCGACCTCGGAAAATCACAGTGCACGCGGATTCACCCATTATCCGCCATGTGCACGCTCCTTATCTCAGAGCGTTTCCTTATCTCATCCTTGTCTCAGATAACTAATTGATTTTACGCGTTAAAAACGAGGTGAGATAAGTGAGATAAGGAAGACAAGGACTTTTTCACCAATACGGGACAGAACATTTTCCGGGCAGGTCGGCGCACTTCCATCTCGGGAGGGGATCTGCATCGCACACGTAGAAACTCCTTATCTCACTTATCTCATCTATCTCACTGATCTTTTATATAAAGAAAACAAGTAGTTAAGTGAGATAAGGATGAGACAAGGAAGGGCAAGTGAGATAAGGAGATTCGTGTTTTTGAAGTTTTCGCAGGAAATTTCCCCCGGAATCCGGGATTTCCGTTCCAAGTCGCTCCGATCAGGCGAAGATAGGCGGGAAAAACTTTTTGAAAACTTGCGCGTGCCGGGGTCTCGGCGCCCCCGCCGAAGGTCAAACTGCCCGGAAGGACCCGTAGCGACCTGATATCATTGAAGAATTGCCAACGTATGACGTGATTAAGTCGACGCGTGACACTGTGATTAAATGCACGCGTGACACTGTGATTAAGTCGAAAACGTATGACGTGACTTATTCAAAACGTGACTGTGATTTAATCGGAATAAGTCACGCATACACATCATTTAATCACAGTCACGAATCCCATTTAATCACAGTCACGCTCAAACGCTCATCCAAGCCCGTCGACGCATGCTCATAATGCGATTTAATCACAGTGCACGCTTGCCGTTTCATCCCCTGCCGCAAGCTCGCAACAGTCAACAAACGGTTGACTAAATCACAGTGCACGCTAGTGTGAGCCATGGACCAATCAAACCGACGGGAGTCAGAGATGGCGAGAGGCAGACCAAAAGGAGCGCGCGCGGCGGCCGTGGCGCAAGGCTCGAAAACCTACATTGCGGATAACCCCCACAAGTGCGGAACGCGCGTGCGGTACACTCACAATGCGTCATGCGTATACTGTGATAAAAACCGACGAGATTGGAATGATGAGGCATTCCGCACACAACATGCCACGCGCCAGCGCGCTTATAGGGAACGCGTGAAGGCGGCCGCAAAGATGGTCAGCAAGTCGAGCGATCCGGGCAAGGCGGAAAGCTCAGAATTCGGCGATATCCTTGGATGACATATTCAACAAACGGTTGACTTAATCACGTCATACGCTATTGTTGAATCACACAACGAAACGGAGTCGCCGAAATGTTCAAGTCTCGCAAGTCTCTTTCCGAAATGCCGGTTCAGGCGCGCCTTGCCTATTATGAGCGTGTTGAGCTTGCCAAATGCGCGGCCGGCCTGCTTTCCATCCCGGTTATGTTCGCTCTTGCTGGCGCCTTCGATCCTGGCGCGCTTGGCCAGATTATCCGCGCGGCCGTCGCGCTCTATCTCATCTAAGGAGTCGCCGATATGTCGGTTATCGTTCTGAAGGCAAAGGCAACGGGAACGCACAAGGGAAAGCCGGTTGCGTTCGAAATCACATTCTCGAACACGGCGCCCATGGATGCAGGACAAGCCGCATTCAACGCGCTTTATCCTGGCCGCACGCTCGCGTTGCGCCGTAATGATTGGTTCCTGCAGCAAACCGATAAGCGTTCCTATTGCTTGCGCCTTTTCGACGCGGCCGGCGAGATCGAGACCGATTTGACCATTGCCGATATCAGGCGTTGCGATGATTTCGAGCCCGCAAAGCCGTTGCCCGTTGAACCGGCGCCGGCCGCCTTTGCTATTCAAATTCGAGCGATAAAGCACGTAACGGCAGAATACCGCATTGAAGCCGCGACGGAAGATGAGGCACGTGCAAAGGCAATCGAGCTTTTCGAGTCCGGCTACAAATGGAGCGAGTCGGAACCGGAAGATATGCAAATTGAGTCCATATCGCGCGTGTAATTGCGCCTGCTAATTCAACCTTTTGGGGATATAATCAACATGCCAAAGCATCTTTATCAAAAGCATCTTTATCAAATGATCGCCGGCCGCATTCCTGCAGCGCAAGGCGCCTTTCCGAATATCGAGCAATCTTTTGCCGATAGGAACGCGGATGAGATTGAAACGCTTTGCCGTGAGTTCCTGCCGTCCGGTTCCGGCTTTGACGCGGGAACGCAAATCGAGCTGGACGATTGCCGGCCGCGCCGTCTCGTCTTCAATACCTCTTTCCACCATATGAACGACGCCGGCATGTATGACGGTTGGACTAATCACCTTGTGATTGTCGAGCCTGAGTTTCACGGCTTCACAATCCGCGTTACCGGCCGCAATCGGAACGATATCAAGGACTATATCGCCGACGCGTTCCACCATGCTCTAAATCAGGTGGTAGAGTCGGAATTCGACACGGCCGCAAAGCAGTTTTCTTTCCGCCTTGCCGTTCCTGAGCCCGTGCCAACGGAACCGGAAAAGCCGGCCAGCCCGTCAATCGTTTGGATTGTCACGGGCGAGCATTTCAGCGTTGCAGGCTTCATTCTCAAAACGTTTGCCACGGAAGCGGCGGCCATAGATTGCGCCGTGCATCTCGTCAATATCATGTTGAGCGATACCGCCGCGAGCGTGAAGCCTGAGCCCGCAACCGTCGACACGTGGCAAATGGTTGTCGAATGGCTGCAGGACTACCACGGCGCCGCGCATTGCTTTGTTGAGCTACAGTCTCAAGAGGTGATATCATGAGCCCGCAAACCTACCTGCAGCGCGCCAAAGCGTTGAACGTGAAGGAACGGGCAGAACTGGCCAAAATCGCTTTCGGTTGGCTGGCGCTTGCAATGCTTCCCGGCTTTGCCGGTTTGGCGTTCCTTGCCGGTCTCAACTGGCCAATGCCTGAGCGCGAGTATGACCTAATCGCATATCACGGCGCCGAGTCCGATATCGTCGACTATGGCCTAAGCACGGCCGATTGCGCCGACGCTATCCAGCGCATGCGCGCGGCCGGCTTGAACGTCACTTGCGAATTGCCGCGCTAACCATTCAACCGTTTGTTTAGGAATCCTGATATGTCCACTATCAAACCGGCATTGACGCCAGAACAATATGCAATCGAGCGCGCTATCTGCAGCAAGGCTGAAGCCTATGCGGAGTCCGTAATGTGTGAAGGCGGTTCCAAGCGCAAGCGGAACTACCTAACGAAAGATGAGGCGGCTCATCCGGACTATGCGGCATGCGACAACGCAATGCGCGGCCGTGTCGAGCAATTCGAGATCCTAACGGAAAAGCCGTCACGGTTCGGCGCCTATATCGGCGAGCGCGTGCCGAATTCGAGCAATCACTATGTCACGACATGGACGGGCGACATTGTCGGAACGTGCTATCTCGGCGCCGGCTGGCGCGTGCATTCCTATGTCGGTTCCCGCATGTACCAGGCAACCGCGTGGATTGCCGGCAAGGAATTTACCGGCCGCACGTTCGGCAAGGGAATGTGCGTTTCCTTGCGTGAGACCGCGAAAAGCTCGAAAGCGCTTGCCGCTTAATTCAACAATTAGTTGACACGTTCAACCGGAATTGCGATAAGAGTCGCATTGATAACCCGTGGAGTCTGACATGAGCCAAGTTTTTGAAATCGGAACGCCTGCAATCGATCCATACGGAACGCGCGGTTTCGTTTCCGCCATTCGTGAGCCGGAAACGGCTATGTATGTGATCGGCGCCGGCATGCGCAAAGTCGAAAAGGAATATGAAGTCTGTTTCGAAAGCGGCCGCATCTCGGTTTTTTCTGATGGCATTCTGAAACCGTTTGTCGACCGCGCGGCGCATTTGCCGAAAGTCGAGAATGTCGCGGAACGGCGCGCGGCAATTAAGGCTATGCAAGATGAGGCGCAAGCGGTTGCCCGTCGCCAGTCTGAAGAGGCGGCCGCGCGCCGGAATTCATTCCGTGAAGAGGCAAAAGCCCGGACTCCGTCATGGGCAAAAGCCGTGATTGTCGCGGAACTGATAAAGGACCAATCCGACTCCATGACGGATTATTTCGCCTCAACAACGGTTCGAACCGTCATTCTCGGCTTTTCCAGCCATGCACGCGATTTGTTCCCTGAGCTACGGAAATTTGCAGCCATGTTTGAAGAGACTGTAGCGCTCGCGACGGCGCCGGAAAGCGCGGAACACCGCGAGAAATATTCCATGGGCGCCGGCTACTATCTGAAGAGCGGTTACCGCAATTCCAACGGCTGGCGCATCAAGAAACATAAGCTTTATGACGGCGCCGAGTCCGTTCCCGTCGGGGAATGGCACATTGCCGAAAAGCCTGCAGCCGTCGACACGGGCAAGGCGCCGGCCGCCGCTGATGGCGTGCGCATTGAAGAGCATACGCATTCGAAAAAAGGCTTTCAAATGCACATTGTCATATTGCCTGAGCGCGTCGACCGCGCGGCATTTGACGCAATGAACGAAAGCGCGAAAGCGTTTGGCGGGTGGTATTCTCGCCCATGGGGAAAGACTCCGGGTGGTTTCGCCTTCAAGGCGCGCGACAAGGCGGAAAGCTTTGTTTCCGGGCTCACGGCCGCCACGCCATCAGAAACCGCGCCTGCAGCCAACGGCGCCGGCAATGCGACCATTGCAGAACGGTTCCGCGCCATGGCGGATAAGATGCAATCTGAAATCGATAACAAGCTAGGCAACCGGCTTGCGAACACGCCAAAGCGGCAACGGGAAGCGGCGGCCGCTCGCATTGAAGGCTGGCAATTGAAGCGGACTCAATCCGCCTTGCGCGCGCTCGCCGATATGCACGAGTCCGGAACCGTGCCGGCGATCCTATCCGGGCTGAAGAGCAAGGCAGATATTCATGCGCTCACGCGTTCCGAAATAGAGCGCTCGAACTCCGGTTATTATGACGCGGGAATCGATACCAACCGGCCGGCCGTCGACACTGAGCAAGCGCGCGCCGTTTGGGCATTGGCTGAAGGCAAAAGCGAGTCCGATAAGCAGGCGGAAATCTTGCGCGCCAAAATCGAGCGCCTGCAGTTTACGAACATTCCCGGCTATTTCCCGACTCCGGCTGAGATCGTTTCCGATATGGTCGCGGCGGCCGGCTTGCGAGATGAGCCTTGCCGCATTCTCGAGCCTTCAGCCGGTTCCGGCGCCATTGTGAAGGGAATTCGGGCGGTTGCGCCGCAAGCTACTATCCAAGCTTTCGAGCGGCATTTCAGTTTGCGTGAGATCCTGCAAATGCAGAATGTCGAGCTAATCGGCAATGACTTCACGGAGTCGGCGCCGACGGCCGATTTTGATTATGTGTTGATGAATCCGCCATTCGAAAACGGGCAGGACGCGGAACACGTGCAACACGCTTTCCGGTTCCTGAAGAGCGGCGGCCGCCTTGTCGCCATCATGTCGCCTGGGCCATTCTTCCGGAGTGATCGAAAGGCGCAAGCGTTCCGCGATTGGCTCGACACGGTACCGCACGAAAAGCGCGACTTGCCGGCCGGCGCCTTCAAGGAAAGCGGAACCGGAGTCGCAACCGTTCTGCTTTCAATCGATGCGTAACAATTCAACCGTTTGGGGATTATAGCAATGGCAAACCTTTTCGTTATCGCCGACTATGGCACAAGCTCAGTTGTTATCGGATTGCATGCGCGCGACATGGCAGGAGCAAAACGCGCCATCTCCTGGCAACGGCAAGGCGGTTTCAAAATGCCTATGTATATCTGCCGATATGAACCGGAAAATCAGGTTTTCGTTTCCATCGCGTCGGAAGATAAAACTTTTCATCAAGAGGCGGGGAAGCGGTTTTCACCTGAGCGCGGCGCCTTCACGGAATCGGCATGGCTCGATTTCTGGCGCTCGCTCAATCCAATGCGCGAAGGGACTCCGCTTTGGTATTTCTTCAAGAGCTATACCGGCGCCGCGCTTTGGTCTAGCTCAGATGACGACGGGACTCCGCTCGACAACGGCCGCGACGACTCCGACATTGCGCCGGAAACACTCGCTCAGATGCAACAGGATTGCGAGCGGTTCTATTGGGCAAACTCTGAGCATATCCATTGCGACGGCGCGCCAGTAGCCAACGATATGGACGGATCGATTGCAGCCCGTGAATCGGCAATGGCTGGCCATGACTTTTGGCTCACGCGTTGCGGCCATGGCGCGGGCTTTTGGGATGGCGATTGGCCAGAACCGGCCGCAACCGCGCTCGACAATGCGGCCAAAGCATTCGGCAACGTCGACTTGTATGTCGGCGACGATGGGCAGATTTACGCTTAACCATTCAACCAATTGGGGATTTAAGGCAATGGCTACTTGGCACCAAATGAAAAACGCGGACGGCATGCGCGCGCTATATGCGGCAAAGCCTGGAATCTGGAAAGTAGTTTGCGACAAGCCGCACGAAATGGCGTCCGCAATCGAGTTCAGCAATGAAGCGGATGCACGCGCTAATGCGGCCAGAACGGGCGGCCGGATTGTCGAGCCGTCGGATCTACTGAAGGCATATCTGCAATTCGGCAAGGCAGGGGAACCAATGCAAACCGTTTCCGTGCCAGTGAAGGAATCGCCGCTTTGGTTCCATGATAAGGGGCTGCAGCAAACGGCGAGCGGTTACGGCCTCAAACTCGCGACTCCGTATATGGTCAAATGGAACGGCCGTTGGCGCCGTGTCTATTGCTGCCAAATCAGCAACGCGGGAACATGCTATATCGGCAAGCCCGGCGATTGGCTGGCAATCGTCGACATTCACCGCTGAATCGTGAGTTCGCTTTAGCGGCCGCTCAGAACGTGGCGGCCGTTGCGGCGAATTCACGCAAGGAGTCGAGCGATGAAAAACGGGCAATTGGTAGAATACACGGGCAACGTTCCGTCTCTGAGCGGCAAGCGCGGCAAGGTCGATTGCGTAACGCGCAATGGCTGGATTATGGTCGAATTCGACCATGGGCCGGAACGTTGCGCCGAATGCAATTTAAAGCCGGTTCAGAAATATGCAGTCACCATAACCGAAAGAGTCTCATACACGGTAACCGTTGAAGCGGCGGACTCGGATGAGGCGGAATCCATAGCGCGCGAAACGTGGTTGCAGTCTGAAAACCCTACTGCCGATTTCCCTACAATCGCTTTCGGCATTGAAGACTCCGACGTGGAGTCGGCAGAATGACGGCCGCCGCACTTTCCCGCAATGCCGGAATCCCGCTCAGGTATGCCAACCGCCACGGGCTCATTACTGGCCAAACCGGAACGGGCAAAACCGTGACACTGCAAAAGCTTGCCGAGTCATTCTCGCAAGCTGGCGTTCCAGTTTTCATATCGGACGTAAAAGGCGATATAGCCGCGCTTTCCCGCTCATGTCCTGTTACGTTCTTGGATGTTTTCGGCCGCTCAGGCAAGGCGCTAAACGTACCTATTCAGGCAATGGGCGCCGATATCCTGGCACGGGCTCTAGAACTATCTGACGTGCAAGCCGGAACGCTCGAAATAGCTTTTGCGGTTGCCCGTGACAATGCAATGCCGCTCGAAACCATAGCGCATTTGCGGTTTGTCCTGAATCACCTGCAGCAAGCGCGGGAGTCAGTGTCGGCGATATACGGGCAGGTTTCGGCCGCATCCGTTGGCGTCATCTTGCGCACGCTATTGCGCCTGGAAACGCAAGGTGCCAGCCGGTTTTTCAACAATCCGCAATTTGACGTGGCGGAATTGCTCGAAAAGCAAGGTCAAGGCACAGGGATTCCGCCTTCAGATGATCCTGATTTACCGGGTTATTTGAGAAGCGGCGGACTCGTTTCCATTCTGCAGGCGGAAAGGCTTATCGAAAGCCCGCGCGTTTATGGCGCGTTCCTGCTTTGGCTCTTATCGGATCTGTACGAACGATTGCCGGAAATCGGCGATATCGAGCGGCCGCGACTCGTGTTCTTTTTTGATGAGGCGCATTTACTTTTCCAGGACGCGAATCCGGCTCTATTGCGGAAAGTTGAGCAAATCGCGCGGCTTATCCGCTCGAAAGGCGTTGGCGTCTATTTCGTCACGCAAAACCCTGATGACGTTCCGGCCGCCATTCGCGAGCAATTGGCTTTCCGTGTTCGCCATTCCCGTGAATTGGCAATCGGGCAGGCCGATTTTTCCGGCATAGATGAGACCGGCCGGCCGTTTCCAGCCCGTGCAGTTCAAGTCACATTGCCTGATTGCCCGTTAGGTGCGTTGCGGGAAGATGAGCGGCCGCCAATGCCGGAACTGGTTGAAGCGCCAGCCGGCGCCGCGCTCGAATGGCAACGGCTTGGCAAGCCGGAAATTGTGCTTTTGTTGTTCTGCATGGTCGCGCTTGCGGCCGTCGGTTTCGGGCTCTATTCGCTTTGGCATGCCGGAACGATAGGACGCGCGGCCGCATTTGGGCTTGCCGTAACGGTTGCAAGCCTAGCCAAACTCCAATAATGCTTTAGAGCTTCAAGGCTTCACGGCCTTTTAAAAGCCCGTTCCGGAGTGATGACCGGCGCGGGCTTTTTGCTATTGGCGCGCGGCCAGTGTCGCAACCGCCTTGCCGGCTTTGACGCATTCGGCCGCCATTTCAAAATCACCTGGATTCGCCGCTTGGCACGCTCGATAGCGCTTCACGTCACTGGCGAATAGCGTTCGATCCCGCGCGTGCATGGTCTCGTATGTGACTTTGGCCGCCACAAATTGACGGGCTTTCGGGCGTTGCGTTTCCCTGCAGAATTCGACCATGCCCGGATCGCCTGCCCATTGCGCGGCGCAATGCGTTTCCATGGCGGCCAATGCCACGCGTTCTTGCCGGTAAATCTCTTTCTGTTGAGCGCGCATGCCGGGATCGGCGAAACGATCCGAAATATCAACACTGCCCGTTGAGTCCGATTGGCAACCGCTCAGGAACGCGAGCGCGGCGGCCACTATTGCAACTCGCTTCATTGCCGTTTTCCCCAATGCCCGGAACGGTAGGCAATCACGAAACGCGGAAAGGTGCAATGGCGGAGAGGAAGGGATTCGAACCCTCGATACCGTCGCCGGTATACTCCCTTAGCAGGGGAGCGCCTTCGACCACTCGGCCACCTCTCCGTTAGCGCCTGACTATTGCCAGGAGCCCAATATTGCAAGAGGGCTTTTTACTTTAGCGCTCGAAAATGGATTTTGCCTACTTTGGCTCTGGAAAATGATCCAGCCCATAACCAAACCCCTCCGACCATGAGGCAAATCGGAGGGGTTCACGGAGGCAGAAAGTCTCGCTTGGGGCTTTGCGAGCATCAATAGGGTAGCTGATTTTGAATCAACCGCAAGCGGATTTTTCAACTTTGAGCTTGACGCATCAACTGTTTGTTGATTTCATCAATCTCGAACTTTGGCTTTCCCGACTCATGAGGCATCTGAGAATGAGCGATTTAGGTTTGTATGAGGGCTGCCATGTGCAGCTCCGGAATGGCGAGACGAAGGGACCGTTGCAGCGAGAAAAGAACGCGCACGCGAAATTCCCCTGGTCGGTGGGGAAGCACTCGTGGACACCAACGGGCGGTTACTTCTTAGGCGAGGCGGATCCACGTGACATCGTTTCCGTCATCTCGACAGATTCAATCGTCGAAACGCCGGCAGACCAGGTGACTGTGGCCATAAGGGAGGACGTGCTCGCCGCGGCGCGTGAAGCAGGTCTGAAGGCTCGGCCTGCATATGATGAGTTCGTGTCGGCGATCGTCGAATCGGCTTTCGCGGCTCAGTCCGTAACTTTGGCTCAGCCCGTGGTCGTCGATGCGACCACCGGTCAGATCGGCACATTGGCGCCATCGCTCGATGAAATCGTGCAGACCATCGCGGCAGCGCGCGAGGAATGGCTCAGCGATCTTTGTTCGGACGAAGACGGGCTCGACAGGGACTTCATCGGACCGGCAATTTTGCGCCTGATCGAGGGTGCCCAAAACGAATCCGCCCCCGAGATTCGACCTTCGGAAAAAACTGAAGGGGGTCAGAGCGACTTCTGCCGCTTTCCGGAATGTGATTGTAGCATGGGCACCGCAGAGCGCTGCGGCAAGCCCAAACACGATCCCCTCTTCCGCACGCTCGACAAGCTGCATCCGGCCGCCCGTGCCTTCCTGCAGGCGATCTATCCCGATGCGCCGCTGCGCGCCGTCGAGGCACCTACCGACCGCTGGTGGAGGGTTAGTTTCGGGCGGCCAGCCCATATGGTGGCTCATTTCGATCTCGAAATCACTCGTAGAGGTACCGGTTTCGATACATGGCCAAAGTTCCCGCTCTGGATCGAGGAAGACGGCACCTATCGGCCCGGCTCTCATCCGGCAGCCGTTGAAGCGCTTGTTGCTGAGGAAAGCCGTTGATGAACATCGTCTTCTCTTGGAATCCGGAAAACGTCGAACGCGCGGCTAAACTCTGGACCGACGGCCAATCCATTACGCAGATCGGCAATTTGTTCGGCGTCTCGCGTAGCGCCGTGGCGGCCATGATCTACCGCAACCGCGACAAGTTCCCGCAGAAGGTCACCGGCCGAAACGTCAAGCGGCCTCATGCTGTCGGCGTGAAGCTCGGTGCCTTCCATTGGACCGATGAGGTGCTTCAGCGCGCGGCGGCCATGTGGAACGACGGGAAGACGGCCAAGGAGATTGCCGGCGACTTCGGAGTCAACGAGCGGTCATTCCTGAGTGTCACCAACCGGTACCGCGGAATGTTCCCCACTCGTAAGATCGGCCGCAAGCGGAAGTCGCAAGAGCCAGTGCTCGATTTCATCGACCAGGAAGCCGGCGCCGAACGTCGCGCGCTCGATCTCGCGCAATACCAGATCGCCGATCGAGAGCCTGTCCGCTTCCTCGATCTGGCCGGCTGGCAGTGCCGCTTCCCGCTCGAAACGGTCGAGACGGTTTCCGGTCCTGAGACAGCGTGTTGCGGCGTTCATTCCGGCGTCGGTAATTACTACTGCGCGACCCATCGCCGACTGATGGGCATCGTTCCCAAAAGAGGTGGATGACATGACCCCCGAAGAAATCGCACACAACCTGCTTCTCGCTCACACGGGAATGGAAGGCGGCTGCCCGCAAGTCGACTGGTATAAACTGCGGTCAGAAATATCGCGCGCAATCGCTGCCGCCAGACCGCAATACCATCCGCCTGTTGGGCACGGACATTTCCGCGTTCCGCTGAAGGCAGTTGAACCGGTCGCGAAATACGTCGCTCATAAAGACCCTACGACTCATATGTTCGCAGCCCTGCCCGCTGCCTCTAAGTTAGGTGCAGGAATACATTTCCTGTACGCAACCCCAGCTATCGACGGACAACTCATAGCCGCATTCACGCAAGCCCGCGAGAAGCTGGTTATGACCGCACTCTCACAGAACACAACAGGGAGGCGCGAGACCTACGGCGATGGCTTCTCGCAGGGTATTTTCCATGCTGTTGAGGCAATCTGCGCTGCGTTTGCTGCCGCAAAAGAGGGCGCAGCGTAAATGAGCAACGAACGTCCCGATCATATCGTTTGCATTCGCCACACGCACGAGGAAAAGAAAACGGAAACGTGGTGCGGGAAACGCGCCTTCGGCTTTCTGTTTCAAGACACCGATCACGCCGCCTACAACGGCATGAATAAAGGGCGCCTTGTGGCGTGCGATAAGTGCACGGCAGCAATCATCGAGTGCCTTGTGGAAGGGCAAGAGGCTGAACAATGATCGCTTTCCTACACCGGATAATCCGGCCGAAGCTCAAGAGGGTAACGAAAATAGACTTCGTTCCGGTCATCTTCGCGAACGGCGTTGACGACGACCTGCCAGGGCTCGTAGCTGCGATTAAGAACGAACGTGTCCAGTTCGATGAGAAGATTATCGAGGTCGGCGAGCCCGTCATCATTCACAAACGCTCGTTAGCACTATCCTGCCGTATCCTTTACATCGCCGGTCACGGAAAGTCGCCGCCTTACGAGTTCGGACCAGGTGAAGTTTTCGTCACTGAGGGGAATCCGTCTAGGCGAATTCACATATCCAATTGCGACATCTTCATGAACATCACGCCGAGGATGTGAGATGTCACTCGCCAATCAGCGCTTTGGCTTCCCGCGCCGCTTCTACGAACGCCTTCCTCCCTTCCTCGGGCGTTTTGTTGCCAAGCTGCGCCTGAATCAGGATGTCCACCGAGCGCTGCCATCGACGAGTAACCGGCCACCAGTCAATGACCTGCAGCGCCTCGTCGACCGACTTGACCATGCGAGTAATGCCGGGGCGCTCTTTGATCTGAACGGGTTCGCGCCATGTGTTTTTCATGAGTCAGTATCTGGCGCACTCGCGATCGGAGACAAGACCCATCACCTTGCTTGACAATTCAACCCATTGTTGATTTATTCACCATAACGCAGGAATCTCCAATGTCCGATGAACCCACACCGAAACGACCGCTCGAAGAACGCGCCTTCATAACCTGGGCCGGCGCTCAGCAAGGACGCTTCCTTGCCCGTCTCGGGCTCAGGTCATCAGCTTCCGCGAGGCTCGAACCGCTTCAGCGCATCGAGAATGATCCCTGCCCTCGTATCAACCGGCTCGCCCAAGACGCGGCGCGCGACATCCGGCGCCTGATGGGCCTGCCGTTGGAGATCCTGTGATGGCCATCCCAATCGATTACGACAAACTGGTGTTTAAGGCGCTGCAGGAACGTGGTGACTTTCACATTGGCGGGTTCATTGATCGGAATCGCCGCGCGATTGCAGATACGTTCACTGTGCCCATTCCCCTCCTTCGCCATTCGCCCGACCGGACATCGGCCGCCAAGGTAGCGCTCAGAGTCGATTCGGCGCGCCGGCAGATTGCCGAGCAGTGGCACAAGACGATCGAGATCCGGGTCCAAAGCGTTGAGTCCTACAAGCATCCTCGATCGGCTGACATGCAGACCATGCTCGACGACATCGATCGGCAGCAAGAGACGCCGGCAACGCGCTTTCATCGTCTCGCAGAGCGTATCCGGAAAGAGATGGGTGTCGCTCTGCGGCGCAACTTCGATCAGCAGCTTGCCGGTGCGTTGCGGGGGAGAGGTCGATGATCGGCGCCATCGTCAATCTACTCACCGGCAATATCTTCCGGACGCTCACCGGTCTCTACGAAAAGAAACTGACCGCCGACAACGCATCGCAGAAGCTCGCGGCCGACGTGGCGATCAAGCATGTCGAGGCCGATCTCGCAGTCAGGCAAAACGCCAAGGAGATCAGGCTTGCGACCGCTGGCTTTTGGGAGATGCGGCTGATCACGTTTCTGATCGCGGCGCCGTTCGTGCTGCACTTATGGGCGGTTGCCCTGGATACAACATTTAACTGGATTGATTGGCGTGTGCCGGCTTTCCCCGGTCCGTTCAACGAGTACCAGGGTGTCATTCTCCTAAGCTTTTTCGGCGTGCAAGTTGCAGGGAAGGCAATGAGCACCCTCGCCTACATTTTCGGGAGGCGCAGGTGAGCAAAATCGTAGCTGCAGCCGTACGGTACCTGCCGGCAAAAACTGATCCGCAGTGCCCGGATTTCGGACCGCTCATCATTCACGTTCCGGCACCGGGCCGCCACGGTGACATTCTCACGCCACTGAGTCAGATGCACGAGACGGCCGCGCTCGAATGCGAGCAAGGTTTCATCGACAATCACGGAAACTTCTTGAATCGCGTCGAAGCGAAATTTGTCGTGGAGATGATTGATCAGCCAACCATCCGCAACACGCATCCAACGCAACTCTTTTCGGAGGATCTTTGGTGACCCAGGAATTCAGTGTCCGCGCTCTCGTGCGCGTCCTCACGTTGCCAGCAATGGCGCTACTTTTGGCCTATCTGACCGCTTGACCGAATCCTCATATTCAACTAACTGTTGATGTGCTCACCCTGAAATGGAGAAACCCTGAATGTCCCGCAAATACTTCATTCCGCTCCTGGCGTCTGCCTTCCTGCTCGCCGCATGCCAGCCCGCAAAACCGACATCGAGCGAACAGGAGCGCAAGTCGGTCGAAGCCAATCAGCAACGCCTGATCACCGCCATTCCGGCGCCAGTGCTCGACACGTCGCTCGAACGGCAGAACCTGGCCGAGCGTCTGAAGCGCATCAATCAGCAGAACATGAGCGGCTACGTCTATCTGCTCAGCTACGGGCGCGTTGTGGCGTCCTATCCGATCCGCGGCAAGGTCTCATCGTTGAACGCATACCTCATGGGCGGTGAGCGGCCGGAAGATGATCCGGAGTGCATCGGCGGGGAATGTGCGGCCATCATGGTTGAGCAGCCCGACTATGACGGTGCTTACGGCAAGAACGCCGACGGTGTTTTCTTCTTCACCGCGGACACCAACGCCTATGTCGAGTGGGCCGGCGACTACCTGTTCTCCGACCAGCCGCTGAAACTCAACCAGGAACCTATGATGGTTCGCAACGTCACGAACTGACGGCTGCCGGCGATAAGGAATCTCAAAATGACCAATTGGGAAAAACGGTTCGAAGAGAAGCCGCGCAGAACGATCTTCGCGCTCGGCGTTTCGGCCCTCGTGATCGTTGCCGGTCTCGGACTCGTCGGTGGTGTACTCACCATCATAACGGCGCCGGCTCGATCCGTCGTCGGCATCGTGAACCGCGTCAGCAATCCGGACAACGTTCTGGCCAACTACGAATGGTTCAAGCGCCAGGTGCAGGACGTGAAAGCCATGGACGTTCGTCTCGTGGCTTCCCGCCAAGCTCTTGAGCGTTTCGAAACATCGGCAGGTCCGCGCACCGCCTGGACGTTCGAGGACAAGCAGGAGCACGCGCGTCTGAGCAGCATCGTTCTCGGGCTCGAAGGTCAACGGGCATCCATGGTGGGCGAGTACAACGCTCGAACGCAGATGGCGAACCGCGATCTCTTCCGCACCAACGATCTCCCCGAGTCGTTGAACTGATCTCCATCAAACACCCTGAAAACAAGGAACCCTGAAATGAAGTCCTCAAAGCTTAGCCAGGTAGAACGTGAAACTCGGCGCGAAGAGATCCTGATGAATCGCGACATGATGCGGCAAGTGCATGTTCGCCGCGGCCGCAGTTTCGTCCGGTACACGTGTACGCCTCATCAGCATTCCTCAGAACGCCAGCGTAAGCGCTACGCTCGTCAGCTTGCTGCCGGCCAACTCAAGCTCCTGGTCATAGAGAAGAAGGTGGCAGACCCTGTGAAGGTCCGCAAGCCGCGCGCCAAGAAGGCCGCCGCTACCGCCGAGGTGGGTGCTTAATCGCGCCCACCAATTCACCTTTTTGTTGATTTCGGAGCCCTGACCCATGGGATACCAGACTTATCATGAAGCGCTCGACGAGGCGCAGGCCGAGGCGGAAGCTGTTCCCGCCGAGACCACTCTGCCGATGGTCGACGCCATTGACGCGGAAGTACGCAGACTGCTCTCCGCCGACGCTATCAACGGACGGGATGCGAGAAAATCGATGATCGATTACATCGCAGACACCGCCGCTTTCATCGCGCGAGGCGCCGCCCTTCGTGCTTACCAGGAGGGGTTGAACCAGGGACGCGCCCAACAGCCTGAGCCGGAAAACCCTCTGATCGCGTACCTTCGCCGGCAGTGGGAATGGTCCCTGCGCACGTTCGGACCAGGTTTCCGCACCGAGGGCATCTGCGACCATATCGGCAAGGAACTGAAGGAAGTCCGGAAGAACCCGCACGACCTGATGGAATGGCTCGATATCGTCATCCTCGCCCTGGACGGCTACTGGCGCCACGGCGGCAGCCCGGAGCGCGCTATGACCATCCTGCAGGGCAAGCAGGACAAGAACTTCGCTCGCAACTGGCCGGATTGGCGGACCATGAGCGAAGACAAAGCCATCGAGCACGATCGGTCGGGGGAATGAACGTGTCCGATTATCCAAAGCGGCATTCCGATGTCGACGTGGTTTTCGTCGATGGCACTGTTCAGACCTATCGCATCACGGCCGGCGCCGGCATCGCCCCGCACCTCGCCAAGCAGGCGGGTGAAACTGGAATCCTAACCCTGCTCTGCGGCGCCAAGGCTTATTCGTTCCCGATCGGCGGGAATGTGCGGGAATGGACGATCACTGAGTTGGATTCGGAACCGGAGGCAAGTGAATGACCAGGCTTCGCATCTACACCGCCTCGAAACTTCGACATGCCGAATGGTGGCGCCAGCTTCGCCAGGAGTGGCCCGAGTTCGATTGGGTCTCGCGTTGGCCGGTCGAGCACTGCGGCAACATCCCTGATTCCGATACCTTCGCCCGCTGGTTCTGGATGCAGGATATCGAGGATGTCAGCCGTTGCGATGTCTGCGTGGTTTTCGCCGACGGAAACGACCATCTGCGCGGTGCTCTCGTTGAAGCTGGCGCCGCGATAGCTCTCCATAAGACGGTGATCGTCGTCGGTGCTCACGAGGACTACGGCACCTGGCAGTGGCACTCGTCGGTTCGGCGGGTGAAAGACTTCGACGAACTCCGGGTGACCCTGAACCTTCTCGCCAAGCACGGCGTCCGCGGTTTCGCTGCCTAATAATTCAACCAAATGTGGAAATCAAAATAATGGACATCCCGAACGCTCTGAAATGCCCTTGCTGCGGTCAAGTCGTGGAAGGTGTTTCCTACCTCGCTGATCCGATCTCCCAAACCATCACCAACGGCGTCAAGAGCGTTCGGCTGACCACTCAACAGTTCGAGGTGGCTCAGTTCCTTCTCGAGTCCTATCCGCGGGTAGCCACCAAGGAAGCGATCTACGACCGCTGTTTCATGCGGCCGACCGGCGAAGGTCCGGACATGAAGATTATCGATGTCAGGATCTGCCACATCCGCCCATTGCTCGCCGAGATCGGCATGGTGATCGAGACCGTTTGGGGCAAGGGTTATCGCGTTGTCAGCGCCGACGCCACTCAGGCCAACGAGATCAAGGAAGCCAGTATCCGCTACCGTGAGCAGGGCTCAGCGCACCGCTGGAAGCCTGAATACGATGACACGCTGAAAGACCTGATGAGCAGGCGGTTCAGCATCACCCAATGCGCCACCAGAATGAAGCTGCCGTACATGGCTGTCGAACGCGCCTGGAAGCGCATTGCGGCCGCCGAGAATGCGTGAGAGCGGACATGCCCGATCTACTCCTTCTCATCAGAAACCGACCTGACGGCCCGCAGTATCGGATTCTTTCCGCGCTCATGGCCGCACATCCGAACGGCTTGACGGTCGAGGATCTGCGGCAGGTCGCCTACCCGGATGGCGAGCCGCCTGAAGCCGTCAATTACATTCGCAAAACGATCGTGAATTTGCGGCGTGCTCTCGCGCGAGCCCGTTGGACCATCCCAAGCGCTCAAGGTGATCGCTCGAAGCTCGGGCACTACCGGCTTGCCAAGACTGGAACCATAATATGACCGCCTCCACGACGACTGAAGCGCCAGTCTTCACTCAGCAAACGCTGCTCGACATGCTCGACGCCTTCAGTCCGGAGCCCATGGCCGACCCTTTGAACGGTGCCACCATTCTGTGGGTTACGCCGGAACAGGAAGACAAGGCCAAGCAAATCGTTGCCGCGGCCGCTCGACCAATCCACGTGCGTGTGAGCCCGAACGCCTTCCCCAAACGCATCTACGGCTTCCGCGGACCTGAGCGCATGCCGTGCCTGGTCATCAAGAATGAGGATTCGAAATGAAAACCGTCATCGTCGTCAACGGCAAGCCGCGCGCCGGCAAGGACACCAGCATTGAGTTCATGAAGCAGGCGTGTGCGCGTGAGGAATTGGAGACGCACGAATTCTCGTCGATCGATCCTGTTCGAAGTGCTCTCCATAGCCTCGGTATCGACACGACCGCAAAGACGGAAAACGACCGCGCGGCGCTGTCTGAGATCGGCGACACGCTCGAACGTTATTACAGTTTCCGCACCGAGAAATGCACCGTGCAGATCAACGTGGCATTCGCGGCCGGCGTTGACGTGTTTTTCCTGCACATGCGCGAGCCTGCTTTGATCGAGAAGTTGGCCGCCATGACCCCGTGGCCGGTTAGGAAGGTCTACATCGACGCCGATCGTGCCGAGAACGTGACCAGCAACGCATCAGACACCGGAACCTGGCGCGAGAGGTTTTACGACCACGTGATCCGGAACAACGGCACGCTCGACGATCTACGGCAAGAATGCTCGAAATTTTTGCTGGAAATAGGCGTTTTGGCCTACCGCGGGCTATTGCAATAGAGTCATTTTCACCATATTGTTGATTCAATCAACTGGAGGCAGTAAATGGAATACCGCCAGATCACCGAGGAAGAGGTAGATCGCGCGGCGCAGGATGCCGTTGAGACCGCGCTTTCGCGTCGGTTCCTGACCACCCTGAACCGCAAGCGTTCGCCCCGGTTGCCACGCTCCACGGAGACGAAAGATGCAGCTTGAGCAGGACATCTTCGAGCGGGTGAAACTCACCCTGGTGAACTGCCAGCACTTTCCGGCAGAACGAATCCAGCCGGATAGCACCTTTGAGCAGCTTGAACTCGACAGTCTCGATGCCGTCGAAATGGTCATCCTGCTCGAAGAGGAATTCAACATCGATATCGACGACGAACTGGTCACGAGCGCGCGCTCGGTGCCCGATGTCGTCAGCTACATCAAGGGAAAAAGCGGCAATGGCAACTATCGGGCATAACAGTAGCGGCACTGACGCACACGGCATCGCTCGCGATCAACTTCGAGCTTTCATCGAGCGTATTGAGCGCTTGGAGGAAGAGAAGAAGACGATCGCCGACGACATCAAAGATGTGTTCGGAGAAGCCAAGTCGATGGGTTTCGACACAAAGGTCATTCGGGCCGTGCTCGCTCGCCGCAAGAAGGACGGCGACGAGCTTACCGAGTTCGAGAGCATCCTGAACACCTATCTCATCGCCCTCGGCATGGCGCCGATCGCTGATGAAGTCGACGAGGACGATGTCTGATGTCGATCAAGCTCTCTATGCCTCAACGGGCTCTGCTCGACGAACTGAAGCGTGCCGGCGAAAAGGGTGTTTTCAAGTCCGTGTCGTATGGACCGGCCAGTGTTCTGGTCAGCGTCGGCCATGCCAAATGGGCGCGTAAGTTCGACAACGGTAACACCGGCACGCTCGTCATCACTCCGCGCGGCATCAACTTCCTCAACGGTGTGCTCTGATGAGGGAAGATGCTGAAGAACTGGTGAAAGCACTTCAGCACATGCGCGAGCGCGGAATGTACGTCTCGTGGCTTTGCCAGGACTCCGGCGATCAGTGGCAGTGCAGTTTGCGCCGCCAGTACGATTTGCCGTTCGTCCAGACCAAGGCGCGGACGGTACACGTGAGACGTGGCCGCGGGCCGACGATGGCAGCCGCGATCAATGCTGCGGTCGCTGACGACTTCCTCGATATTCTAGGCTGATTTGATCATGAGCAATGAGGTCGAAAAACAGGTGGTTTACGCGTATCTGCGCAGCCAACTGCAGGTGGCGCATGAAGCGATTGCGGCGATCTGGCAGGTGAACATGGCTATCGTCCGCGATCATGCTGACGGGGCCGACCTGGACACGGTCATTGCAGACGCAACGAAATACCTGCCGCCCGAATTGCGAACCGAAGACATGCCGCCGATCGAGGAACCAGAACCGAGAAAGAAGCAGAGACGGCGGACGGCGAAGCCGTGTCCACCGGTTCAACTATCCGGTGATTTTGATGATATTTTCGGGGGTTGACTATGCCACTTTCGACAGTTGACAGCCTGAAAATGGAACCTGCGGGTGTCGAACACTCGATCGCTGCACTAGGTGGTTGTTCGTTAGCCGAACTGATTGATCGCGCTGTAGTTTCCGGCGCCTGGTACGGCATTACGGTCTATGCCGACCGAGATGGTGAGGGTCCGCGCGTGGCGTTGCTCCGTGATGTGAGCACGGCTGTGGTCGACCAGTGTGCAGATGCGACAGTGCCTGCTTCCGAGCGGCTGATGCGCCTGCTCGAATCCAACGTGATCGCGGCCGAGCCTATGACGGCTGCGTGTGAATTTGATGACATCCTCGGATGAGGATTCGACTGACAGAAAGCGACCTTGAGCGGTTTTGGGCGAAGGTCGAAATTCGAGGCGAGCATGAGTGTTGGCCTTGGCAGGGTTCAATCCACAAAAGCGGATACGGACATTTCCGCGTCGGGGGCAAGTATGGGCAGATTCGCGAAGCACACGCACTCATTTGCGAATACTTCCAGGGGCCGTTCGTCGGCGAAGTACACGTTCGGCATTCCTGCGACAACCCTGTTTGCTGCAATCCGAACCACCTCATTCCCGGCAGCCGTCAAGAGAACATCGACGACATGGTGGCCAAGGGCCGCAATCGATCGCCGCGCCTTGGAAACGGTCACCCGAAGCTTGGTCCAGAGGACTACCGGGAAATCGCCGATCTCTACCGCGGCGGAGAGAACAAGAGCGCACTTGCGCGCCGTTTCGGCGTGACTCCACCGAGAATTAGACAAATTTTGAAAGAGTACGGGTTGTCGGACATGGGAATGCACACAGTAGCATCGGCCATCATCGGCTCGCAGCAGAAATGGGAACGCAAGCCGGCCGACTTCTATCCGAGCCCGTACAACGTCACCCAGGTTCTCCTCGACTTCCTGAATCTGCCGGAAGGTACGAGCATTTGGGAACCGGCCGCTGGCGAAGGTGACATGGCTGCCGTCATGGAAGTGAACGGCCACGACGTTTGGTCGACTGACATCCGCAAGACGAGTTTCATTGCAGGCGGTGTGAACTTTCTCACGGCCAAGCAGTTGATTTCGCCGGAATGGATCATCACCAACCCCCCTTTCAAGGTCGCAACCGAGTTCATCGGGCACGCGCTCTCGATCACTCCGAACGTCGCCATGCTGCTCAAAAGTCAGTTCTGGCATGCGGCGAGCCGCGTCGAGTTGTTCGAAAAATTCCCTCCTGCGTATGTGTGCCCCCTCACCTGGCGGCCGTCCTTCCTTGAGAAAGAGCGAGGCAAGAGCCCGCTCATGGACGTGATTTGGGTGATCTGGCGCGGACGCTCGAACGTAACCGAATACCGGCCGCTCCGAAGGCCGTCCGAAGATCGTATGCAATCCGTTAAGCAAGCGGCTGACAATCTTCTTGGACGCAATCTACTCGGAGATTTTGACGATATACTCGGGCACCGCGTATGCGGTAATTCAACTGTTAGTGGAGGGCATTTCGATGATATTCTCGGATAAAGACCAAGGCGCAGGAATCGATATTCAATCTTTGGTTGATCAGCTCAAGCATTTCCTCGGGCCAAACGAGAATCTGGTCATCATGCTGACAACCGACAATGACGCAAGCACGGATTACGACGTAGCCACCACGATCGAGAGCGACGGGGAGTTGCAAGCGGCTCTCTCGACCTATGCCGATTTCTTGGACGGCGACGATTGTGACGAAAGTGTGGATGAACTCGGAGAAAGTGTGGATGACGAGCCCGCCGACTGTCGGCCCGATCACAATTTGTTGAGAGGAAAAACACTTCAATGAAGGTCGCGGTCACCCCGTCCACCAACTGGCCGTTGAATAGCCGAATCATCCTTCTTGACGCCTGGATGAAAAACCCCATTGGCGTCAAGGTGATAAAGCATCCGAACGACGAACACTTGGTTGCAGAAGATGAACGGGGAATTGTCTACTACGCTCGAACGGATCGTGTAGTAGGACCGGACCCCAATTTTTCGCAATTGACAAACATTTATGATGACTTCGGCGACATTCTTGGTTAACAACTTCTTGTCGTAAACCTCACTGAAAACCGCATCGCTGCGCTTAACCTACCGTTGCAGGTGGGGGAACGCCGATGCACGTCTATGGATAGGATCTGCTATTGTGGAATACCGGAATAAAATGCTGCGTGCGCTTGATTTTGTAACAGCCACGGATAAGGGAGGAGTCGACCTATGGTCGACCGCAGCAAACGAAGATTGGCACGAGGGCTGTCGCATCGGCCGCAACCGTGCGGAGCAGACCATCGACTTTATTCGTGAACATCAGGATGCGGCGCTGATAGGTCGCATCATAAACACTGCTGTTGCTAAGCAGGACAGCAGTTCCGTTCTAACAGGCTTCACCACGCGGATCTCGGAGGAACTGATCGTCAGCGCGGCCTGAAGCCTATTTGAAGAACGACGCGCCTATCATGATGCCGGCGACGAGAGAGCCGACGCATCCTGAAGCGAATAGCCAGACGAAATTTCTGAGAGGGACCACCCCGCGGACAGTACCGGGGGCAAGAATAATCATTGCCATGGCTATGGCCATTATCCAGACGGCGAAAGCCGCCACTGGCGAGTCGAGCATCCAGTCCGGTCGATCGGACCAGCGCACAACGTTGGCCCACGACCGGTGAAAGAAGATAGCGGCTCCAAGGCTCCAAATAGCGAGCGCCAGAAGGTTTTCGCCTTCTTTTCCTCCTGACCTGACAGCGGCGTAAGCCGCGGCAGCCCATCGGATCATCACAGAGCAGCATGCTCCCAGGAGAAGGCTCGACGCTAGTTCGAGCATGATCGCGTGCCCGAGCAGGGCGTTCAGGATCCAAAAGAGCACAATACTTAGGATCGCGATCACTGCGGCAGTGTTGCTGGAAATGCGTTTCATTATCGCCCACCGTTCACGTTTTTGAGAGTTGATGCGGCCAGGGCTTGATGAAGCAGGGCGTTTTGCCGGCCGAGATGCAATAGACTTTGGATGAAATCTTCCTGAACTGCCTTTGTGATGTCGGCCGTGTTCTGATTTGGGACAGGCGCCGCTTCCACGTCATTGACGATCACCGTGGTTCGCGTTTTGCCTTTGACCGGAGTCTTCTTCCACCAGTGGAACAGCGACATGGGCTACGGCCTCCCTTGAAGGATGGCGAGCGCTGCGTTCACGGTATCGGTGACCTTACGAACGGCTTCCATGGCATTGCGAAGCTCATTCAGACGAGCTTCCTGCAGGTCGGCGTTCGATTTTCTCTCGGCGGCGATCTCGACGGCATGCCTTGAGCGCTCTTCAACAAGGTCTTCGTCGTATTGCTTTCTGACGGCCTTCAGTTCTCGCCATAGATAGGCGACAACAATAGCCAGTGCGATCGTCGCAACACTGGATCCTTGGGCAACAGCCTGGTCTGTCAGAAGCTGGATGGCACTTTCCATCGTTCGGCTAAATCTGCTCCGTTTTGAAGCTTATACCACAAACGGTTGATTTTGGAACCGACGTGCGTATGTCTCAATCGGTTCACGTGTCTTCCATAAGTCTCACAACCGGGGTTTATTTTTCTTTCTCCGGTGCCTATAGAGGATCGCACTCCCCTTAAAACCGGACTTCCTTTGGAGCATCGAATGTTCGTTCCTTTGAACAAAATCGCATTTGATAGAATTGTTGCCACAACCATGCCCGAGCCGGCGCAGCCCACCGTCGACCTGGTGTTCGCCTCGGATGATCGGTACATCCGTTTCACCGCGGTCACCTTGGCTTCCATATTGCGTAATTACACCGGCCGCGCGCCGCTGCGTGTGTTCGTGCTGCTCGACAAAATCCTCCCCGAAGCGGAGAGCCGGAAGATCGAGGCGCTGAACAAGATTCATAAATTCGAGCTTCATCAGATCGCGGTCGACGCCAGCCTGTTCCGCAACATCAAAACGTCGGACGGAATCTCGATCGCCACCTACTATCGACTGCTGATGCATAAGCTGTTGCCGGCCGACGTGCACAAGGTCATCTATCTCGACAGCGATCTCATTATTCGGAAGTCGATCGACGAGCTTTTCAACATACCGTTCGAAGGCCATCTGTTCGCTGGTGTCGAAGACACGATTTCCAAGACCTACAATGTCAGGTTCGGCTTGGCCGAGACCGATCGTCACGTGAATGCCGGCGTGCTCCTAGTCAACGTCGACATGATGCGGGCCATCGGCTTCAGCGAACTGGTAGAGCGCTATCTCGAAAGCAACCGCTATCGCCTGGTGCTCGGCGACCAGCAGATCATCACGGAACTGTTTACAGGCTCCATCAAATACATCCCGGTGCAATGGAACGTGCATGGCTCCATGTTCGCAAGCGGATGGATTGGAAAATTCGTGGGCACTAGGAACTTAATGGATGCCAGCGAAGCTGCCAAGGCCATCAAGGATCCCGGCATCATCCATTACACACTGAAGCGCAAGCCGTGGATTTCGCTGGAACATCCCAAATCGGAAGAGTGGTTCAAGTATCTCGCGTTGACGCCCTATAAGAAGGAGATCGAAAAGCCTCGGCCACAGGAGGCAGAGAGAAGGGAAACGCCTGCATCCACGCCCGAGACCAAGGTAAAGATTGATAAAAAGGCACTCGAACACTTTCTGAAGGTCATCGTGCCGGCCACATTGGTGAGCTTCACACGCATCAGGCACACACGCGTTGCGGTGGGCAAGCTTGAGCGTCGCATGGCCGCAGTGGAACACGGCACTGGCCCGCTAGGCGGAAAACCGCTTTCACCTCGTGCGGCCGATCTCGGCGTGACGCTAAAAAGTATCCTGGTCGGCCGAGCCGCCAGCGCCCCGAAAGAATTCAACGCTCGGGCTGCGATCGAGGCGATGTCCGCGAATTCCACCATCATGTCCAATGTCTCGAAAAAGGACATGGAGGGCGGCTACGCCGAGAACATCAAGACCATCACGAGAACGTCGAATTTCTCCCACTTCACCGATCGACTGCCGGACTCGGTGTTCCTACTCTCGCAGCGGATCGAGCAGGACATGTTTTGGGATTGCGTGCAGACGGCCTATCTCTATGACATCCCCCTCTATTTCGCCGAGGTGGCACTGTTCGGCGCGTTCGCGTCCTATTTCGACCAGGAAGCAACCCTCAACGAGAGGCGAGCGATCGGATTCATGATCGACGACCTTAGCTACTATTTCGACGCACGGCAGCCGTCTCGCATCGAACGCACCCTGAATGATCCCGAGTTCTCACTGGCGGATGACGAACGGCGGCGCGCGCGAGCCGTCATCAATCGCATCTGCGCCGAGCAGATCACCAAGTACAATAAGTACGTCAGCGGTCCCGAATTCGAGATCGAGCCTGACGCGGTACTGATTATTGACCAGAAGAAAGGTGACGCGTCGATCGAGTTTGCCGGCGCCAACGATTACAGTTTCCACCGCATGCTCGAAGCGGCCGTCGAAGAGAATGCCGGCAGGCCGATCTACTTCAAGCGTCATCCGGACAGCATTCAGCGGAACATGAACTCCTATCGGAATCGGAACGTCAAGGAGATCAGAGTTCTGCCCGACAGCGTGACCATCGGTTCGATCATTGACAGATGCGAGACAATCTACACGGTCTCGTCTCAGGTCGGCTTTGAGGGGCTGCTGCGAGGAAAGAATGTGGTAACCTTCGGTTCACCTTTTTACGCCGGATGGGGATTGACGGATGACCGCAATCCCATTCTAAGGCGGACACAGAAGAGAACCGTGGAGGAACTTTTTCAGGTGGCTTGCATCAACCAGTCCGTCTACCTCAATCCGAATACCGGCAAACTGATCGAGATCGAAGAGGCGATTGACATCATTCTTCAGATGCGCGCCGATAATGCCGCACGCACTTCATGAAGCGTTCATTGCGTCAGAAACTCGTCAAGCTGAATTTCTGACGCAGCTAGGGTGGAGGGTGGAAGATCCACTCTCTTCACCTATAGCATCGACGGTCGTTCGCCCGCGGCTCGCCTCGTCGGAGATCGATGCGAACTACTACCAGCATCTTCACGATGAGGATCCTGGTTACATGACCAACAACTGGCTGGTTTCAGAGATCGAGACAATCCTAGCCAAGAAGCCGCAAATCGTCGTTGAGATCGGATGCGGAAACGGAGCCTTTGCTAAAGAGATCGCCCCTTCCGTGCGCGAGGTTCACGCGGTCGATTGGGCGCTCTCTCCCAACTTCGTAGACCGGCCCGAGAACGTCCACTTCTTCAAGGCTGACGTGACGCGGGATGAGATACCGAGCGGCGATGTAACCTGTTCGGCCGATGTCCTTGAGCACTTCAACCCGCTCGATCTTACCAAGGTGGTTGCGAAGTGCGTTGCCTCATCACCTTTACAGCACCACGTCATTGCATGTTATGATGACGGCCATAGCCACCTGACCGTCATGCCGCCTGCAGCCTGGCTGGCCCTGTTTTGGCGATACTGCCCAACCGTTAGGCTTTCGCGTGTTGAGTGTCGAAGGAATAACCCGCGACAACTCGTTTGCGTCATCAGCACATTCTAAAACCGGAAAGGGTCACCACCTCAATGAACACGGAACAAGCCAAGAAGCGTGGCATTGAAATTCTGGAAGGTCTTCTCGGTCACAACAACGAACAACCCGGAGAAGCTTCCACAGAAAAGGGGCGTATTAGACCGCCGCGCGGCACTGACAAAAAAGAAGACCCCGCCTGAGAGCGGGGCCATTGTATTCACCAAATAGTTGATTGTTACATCGCGAAAATGGCGAAGCTGAAGGAGTTATCTACGGGGGTCGAACCACCTGCAGTGAAGGTTCGGAAGCGTATCTGATTCGTTCCAACTCGCTCCCAATTTATGGTTCTGCCGCCCGAACCGACGACTCCGGGGATCGCGAAAAGATTGTTCGCTAGGGTTGCTGGACGATCGACCGTTGCGAGAACGACACCCGTGCTTTCCCAAACCAACGTGGCACCGGTCACGTTTTGAGGCGTCACCGCCCCCACGGATACAGCGGCATAACCGCCTGCGACTGGTGTGAGATTGAACGGGCTCGGCAGCGCGTTAAGGGCAATGTTTGTTTTTGACACGAGACCGACGAAACGGTGTCCGTCGGCCACGGTCAGTCCCTCATTTGCTCCGTGGTTGGAGAGGAAAAGGAACGTCGCGGTATTTACGGTGTCGGTATTTTCGAAATACTGCGGTGCGATCGTCCCGTATACCTGTGCGTTCTCAACACCAATCGCCCGTTGGTTGCCTTCCGACGAGCGATTGACGCCAATGAAGATGTTCGGCCCCATATTTAGACCGGTCACCTTGTCCCTGAAGCGGACGCCCGAGCCAAACGAGTTACGCCAGGTGTTGCCGTGGATCGAGACACCGTCCCAATTTCCGATCCAAGCTCCACCCTCAAGGTTCTCCGAACCCCACCCCTCGAAGATGTTGTCGGCAATGACGATGTTGCGACCCATGTGGGCTGCCGTGTTGTCGTGGGCGACGACGAAGACGCCATGACCCGCACCGCCCTCACCGTTGCCCTCGGTCGGATTTCCCGGTGCACTGCGGTAGCATCGGTTGCCGATAATCTTGATGTCGCGCGGCGGTGAGATGCCGTGTTCTTCTGTGAAGCCACCCTTGTCGATGCCGATACCGTGGTGGCAGTCAAAAATGTCGTTGAACAGGAAGTTGCCGCGGACGCCGCCGTGCGTACCCATCCCCTTCCACTGGATGAAGCCGTTGACGCGGTTGAAAGCAACCCAAAAGTCGGTCGATGGGCGGACCCCGGCGATGTACTGACGCGTGTATTCGACGCCGTACATGCGGTTGCCGTTGTTGAGGTAGTCGCCTGGACCAGGGGAGTAGATGCTGTTGAACTGCGTCCAGGCATGGACACAACTGTAACCGCGGTGACCACCTCGGGCGTTGTGTCCCATGGTGTTGTGTTCGACATAGACGTGGGTGACCATGTCCGTTTGTACGGCGTCCTCACCCCAGCCTTCGAAGTGGCAATCGCGGATGCGAATATCGACGCTTTCACCTTCGATGGGCAATCCCTTTCGGAACTGGTAGTCCGCCCCTCGAACATGAATGCCGTTGCTGGCAGGCCAGCTCTGAACGGGGTTCGCGACGTATGCTGCCTCGTCGGCTTGCCAGAACGGTCCGCGAAACTCTAGGCCCGAAATGGACACGCACCGAGTACCTACATCCATCCACAGCCCGTTCCAATCGACTACGTTCTCCTTCACATAAGGGGCGGTCGGCCGGTCGTAACTGTAGTAGTTCGGCTGAACGATAATCGAACGTCCCACACCCTCGCCGGTAACGATCGTGTAAGAAAAGACCTGCGCTGATCCCGACGTTTGGCGGAACACACCTTCAGGAATGTGCACTCGGGCCTTCAGTGCCGCCGCAGCGAGGAAGGTGTCTCTCAACGGCGGGTAGTCATCTGCCGCTCCGTTGCCAATAGCGCCGAACATGTACGGGTTCAGGGTGGGTTCATTGATTTCCCACCATGCGCCGTTGACAAACTTCAACCACGGTTGGGGAGCCAACGGTCCTGTTCGACGAACCTTGCGATGGCTGCCCTGATCCCCCGCAGAGTAATAGCCGAGGACTTGTACAATATCGGCGATCGCAGTCGATGCTTCAAAATCCGCTTCAGTGTTGAATCTGGTGTAGGCGACCGAGACAGCCTCGTCACGAGCGGACACCGCTACATCCCTGGCGGCGGTAGCTTCACCCGCCATTGTTGTAGCAGTGTTTGCGGCAGCCTGAGCACCCGAGAGAATCAAGTTCCCGGCGCCATTAATTTCAGCGTCTTTGTCCTTCAAGTACTTGCGAAGCGACGGAGAGACCGCTCCATCACTCGTTGTCCACGTAGCCGTGTCGTTGCCGTTCGTGAACCGGTCAACGCGGTCCTCGTTGGCCTTGAAGCGTGGGATTGCCTGATCGAGGGGAAGTTCTGCCATTGTGTTGAATCTTTCCACAAACGGTTGATTTTATGATTACGGTGAAGTGCCGATCACCGCTGGCGGCCAATCGATGTTGGTCGCTGTATGCAAGATGTCTTCGTAGAACGGGAATACTTCAAGCGGCATGGGGCCAAGATCGATGATTGCTTGCTCGTCGTCAGTCGTTCCTGCCGGCGCCACTTCGAGCGCGTAGAAATACTGAGTGGTCGGACCAATCTTGCGGATATCGACTTCGAAGGACAGTTCTTGCCAACTGTCACCCTTCAGATCGATCTGTCCCGCTGGCGTGATCCGGACATAGGGAAAGAAATAGCTTTGGCGCGGCCCGACAGGGTTCTTCGAGATGTAGCGAAGCGCACCTATGATTTCTCCGACGGCCGGCGCAACCTGCGTGGAGGAAGACGATCGCCACTGGAAGTCGACGCTGAGAACATCCCCGTCAAAGATGCCGGGGGCACCTGGTACGACGTAGAAGCGACCTTCTTCGAGATTCAGAAGAATGTTGTCGGCCACGGGAACAACCGTGACCCCTTTTCTGAAGACGATGTCGGCCGTGACATGCCGAACACCGATTGGCGTCTGTGACTTTCCGAGCTGGTACCAACGCCCACGCTTGATCGCGATGTTCTCGGTGATCTGTCCGATCCCCGCTTGACCACCGTCGTCGACATTCCCGCCGAACCACAGTGCCATGTTCTGCATGCTGATATTGTCGGTGGTGATGTCGGCGGAATGAACCTCGCGCGTCACCAGACCGTTCACCTCGATCTGCTGGCCGCCGTAGGACGTGAAGCGCGTGATCTCTTCAACAGTGCGCGAGAGGGAGAACCCCGGCGTATTGCCGAAATAGAGTTCCCCCTCACCTTCCTTGGTGCCGGGAATGAAGCGATCGAAATAGAGTTCGCCGCGGCCAATTACGAGGGTTGCGTTCTCGGTGGTTGTCACAGAGCGCGCCCTTCCCGATAAGCCTCAACATGTTTCTGAATCACACGGCGGCCGAAGTAGAAGACGCCAAACCCCGCAGCGCCAACGAGGATCCACGGGGATACGGAAAGCAGGGTCTCGGCAAAACTCTTCAGCTTGCCCATGCCAACGATCGCGGTATCCAGATTGTCGGTACCGTCGAGCACCCCGCCGATCCCACTGGCGGTGAGGATCGCCGCGCCGAGCTTCTTCAGCCAGTTGGCGTCGTTGACCACCGGCTCGGCCTTCAGGTCTTTCTCGGTGGCGTTCTCGCGTGCCGGCGTCATCTCGCGCTTGGGCGCCTTGATCAACTGAGCGAGCAGTTCATCCGTGACCTGTCCGCTGAGCGGCAGATCGTTATCGGCCTGGAATGCGAGAATGGCATTGCGGGTGCGTTTGCCGAACTTGCCGTCGGATTCTCCGACTTCCGGATAACCCTTATCCCACAGCAGATCCTGCACCTGACGGATCACGTCGGACTGGTCCACCACGGCCGGCTTCGGAGTCGGTACCGGCACTTTGATTGGCGCAGCAACAACTGCGTCCGTCTTGCCGTCGGGCGACCAAGGGGTGTCCTTGATCTTCGACCACTTCTTGAACGCCGTCGCCATCTTTGTGTGATATCGGTTCTTGGCGTAACTAGGGCCGTTGTAGCCGCGGGCGACTGCGGTCCAGTCGTGCCGGCGCAAATCGTCTGCGAGCTTCGCCGAGATCAGGTAGTCGACCATGGCTTCGAGGTGATGTTCCTCGTCGACCATGAAGGCGCGAACCATGTCCTGCACGGTCTTGTAGCCGACCATTTCGTGGTTCTCGCCGAGCACCTGCCCCAATCCCCACGATGCGGATTTGAGGGCCGCCGTCTCGTCGATTGCCATGGCCTTGATCAGACGCGGGTAACTGTCCCTGGGATAGGCTTTCTGGCCCCACTTCGCATATGCGAGACCGGCTTTGACTGCGGCTGCGCGCTTCGCACCGCTGAGATTGCGGTAGAAGACATGAGGCTCGAACAGCATTTTCGGACGACCCTTGGCATCGAAGCCGCCACCGGCCGTCTCAACATCCATGAAGGCGTGCAGTTCGTCTTCGCCTACACCAATCCTGTTGGCGATGCGGGGAATATCGATATCTTCCAAGCGCTTGGCGGCGCCTTTGAAGTCATTCCATTCAGTCACGGCCATGGTGATTTCCGTTCACTAGTGGGTTGCTTATACCACAAACAGTTGATTTTACCATCAGAGAGTACGCGTCAACGGGAACTCGTATTTCTGCATGGAAACCAACCCGTCTCGAACACTGGCGAGTTGTACAATCATTGAGCCCGTCAGGTCTGTGTCGAAGGAATTGAAGGACTGCGACGTGCCTGCGATGCCGCCGATTTCACGAATGAGAACCATGCTCGATGTGTAGAAACGGAGCCGATAGGTGGTGCCGGCTTCCGGGCCGACGCTCGAGTCCATGTGCCCGACGATCTGGTCCGCCTGCAGCACGCGGTCCCGATGTGCCCAACTGATTGTGAAATCGCCGGTAACCGGACCAGCAATGAAGCACAGATCCGAATTCACATAGACGGCGCCAGGTGGGTACGGTCGCCCCTGCCGGCCAATGGCCGCTACGGAATCCGTCGGCGCCAGCGAGGGATCGAGGGTGTCGCTCGATGTGCTGGAAAGCAGCTTCACATCGATCGTCTCACCGTCCGTATACTCCCGGCCGTCAGTACCGATGCTGTTGCTGGTGAAGAAGATAAGCGCGTTATCCGCGTGCTGCGCCGGAATGGTATCGACACAGCCCCGCTTGACAGTCAAAGTGCCGGAAACGCCGTTGTCATTGACGACTATCGCGGTCACTTCCATGATCTCGTTGTCGATCTGAATGAGCATCGGCACCTCGATCAGACCAGGATCAATCGCGCTGTCGAAAGCGATTGACGATGAATAGTAGTCGATCGGGCCGACGCACTGAGCGACTGGCGCGAAACTCTGCGAACCATTGACGACGAACTCTGCAGTGCCGAGCCTGGATGAGATCGAGTAGCTGAACATGCCCTGGGAGTCTCGGGCCGCTACGGTCGCGATACCTGCCGCCGTCGGTTCCACTGTGGCGAGTTCTGTCGGGGTCAGTTGAACGACCAGTTCCTGATACGTGATCTCGCGGACGATGCGTTTTGTGATCACGATTGGGGTTGTCGGTGGCGGCTCCCACGCTGGCGGCTCTTCATCAACGAACGCCACGTCGGACAGGCCGAATACATCGAGTACCGCTTCGACGGTGATGATGCCATTGGTCAACGTGCCGTCATCTATTTTACCGGCGCGCAGCACCAGGTTCTGAATACCCTTGTCCGGATCGGAGACACGGAAGACGGCGCCGGGGTAGATGCGCCAGGCTCGACGATCGAGTTTCACGCTGTAGCGGCTGACGGAAGCCGACATAGCCTTGAGATCGCGCTGAGCGACGCGTGCGGCGAGATCCTGAGTGGGTAGACCGAGATATGGATTGGTTTTGGAATTGACACCTTCCGTGGACTGAAGGACGGCCAGGTTTTGGGCACGAATCCCCAATTCCTCATTCTTGATGGGATCCCTGTATTTGACGATGACTTCGCCAATGGCATCCACCATGCTCGCCGTTTCCGGATCTGAAATCTCAATCAGGCCGGTCGTTTTTGTGAAGAGCGGCAGATCGGCAGCAACGTAGTCGCCGCGGATGAGTTTGAGATCGAGCAGACCGGTCTCGCGGTTGGTGTAGATCGTAGCTCCGACGTGTTCGAGCACTTCCTCGACGAAGCTCTGCAACGTGTCCTGCCGGTTCCAACGAATGCAGAGCCCGAAACCCTCATTGAAGAGCGTGGTCGCGGCCGCCACCCACGAAGAGTCATTGATGCGAGACCGGTCATATCCCCGCCCCCAATCCCGATTGGTCACGCATTCGTACAGAATATGGGCGGGATTCATGGCCTTGATCTTGCCGCCACTAAGCGAGATCGTCGCCAAGCTCGGTTGCCAAACAGGGCCATCCCAACCCTTGAGAATACGACGCACACGAAAGCGCCACTCTTTGGGATAGGGGTTCATCGCGCAGATCATGCCGTCGAAGATGGCCGTGGCCACGCCGCGGAAATCCGGCACGTTTGATCCGAGCAGAGCCTTGAACCAGCCAGGATAGACTTGGGTGGGTTTGCCCATGCGGACGGTAAGCGAACCGCTTACCCCGCCTTCAGCCTTATCGCCACCGAACAGGCTTGGCGCCTTGATGTTGGTGACACGATCGTCAGTGATCGTCGTATCGTAGGGAGTGGTCTTGCCCTCCAACGTGGGCCAGGCAGACTTGTCGCCGATTTTGATCTGTACAATCTCGTCGACTGGGCCGCGCCCCAGGCCCATCTGAAGTGTCATGTAATAACGATAGCCGACCGTTACCTCACTACCGCCCTTAGACATTGCCGGCCTCTTCCTTTGCGATACTGGTTACGCGGAGCGCCAAGGGATCACCGGTCGCCTCCATCTTTTCGAGCGGGATGCCGTTGTTCAGGAAATCGATCCAATCGAAGCCTTGTCGACGAAACCATTGACGCGTCCCGCCAGCGCAGAGTTTGGCTGCCCGTATGTGACGCATGTAAACAACAATTGGTTGATTTTCAGGGCTCATTTCTTGCTCGATTTCGTCTTTACGGCCGAGGTCCGCATATTGCCGTACCACAGGATGAAATGGTCTTCGGTCCAATTGTCGCCGAAGAACACGCACTGCGGTGTACCTTCTTCGAACTGTGGGAAGTCGAAGTCAGAAAGGGACGCCGGTTTCTGCGGTTTGGTTTTGGGGGTCGTCAGCATCTGGATCGCATAAGACGCGATCAACAAGCCGATTGCCCACAGGAAGTTCATCCACCTAACTCCTAGAAAACAGGGTCACCCTTGAACGGAGACTTGCCTGGCATATGGGGGAAACCACCGAAATTCGACAAATTGTTGAATTTGTTTATACAGTCAGTTCGCGTCCTCGCGCAACCGGGATATGCGGTGACCCAATCACCTACTTCAATGCCAACGGATGTGCCGAGAATGCTGAAGTGGTTACCAACGTGAATTTCAATACCGCGGCGCTCCACCGCACCGTTGAACCGGCTCCACGTGAAGAAGCCGTTCGAGAAGCGGCCGTCGGCAAGAGCATCCAGTGCCGCTGAATAGATCGTGTTTCCGACAATGTTTTCGACCTGAAACGTGAGTGCGAACAGATCCTTGTTCACTCTGCAGTTCTGGTCATAGAGAGCGTGCGGGCATTGGCGCGACCAACCTAACCGCAGCCCATTCCGATCGAAGCCGGCAGTGATCATTTTGCATGAAAGTTCAACCGCCTGGGAGTCAATCTGCTTGCGGCTGACCACGTATCCCGGCCAGATGATCGGCGCGCCGTCGTCGCCATGGTGATAGCGGCGAATGTAGACCCAAATATTTTCGCTCGGCGGCTGCCCGTTCATCATAATTGCCACGGGTGCGGTCTTCGGCACGGTGATGATCATCTCGTCGCTACTGGCGTCACCGGACTGCTTTACGCCGCTGTCCTTGATCGAGATCGGTTCATACGTGACAGCACCGAGAGTCACCAGCTCTTCATCTGACGTGTAGTTCCATTGCGCTGTGCCGAAAACGAAATCGTAGAGTGCGACGGGCAAGCCGCTGTAGTTGGAACCCTCGTAAACGTCGAACGACATATCAGAACCCCGGTTGGACCTGGCGCAGGTCAGGTGCAGCACGGAACCTCGCCGTGCACGCCGATACGCCGCGCGTGTCTGTGTGATGGACTATCTCAATCCGATCCTGGTCAAGACGACTCAATTGCATGAAGCTGATGCGCATGACCGAAGCAGCGGGGAGCCCGGAAGCGAACGGGCTGTTCACGCCGATGATTTCTTTGTCGCCGTCGATGGCACTGCTGAGAATGCGATGGAAGGTGTTCGTGCCGTCGACTCTCGTCACCATGATGTGAGTGCGGCCGGTCTGCACGCCACCGCTGGCGGTGAAGCCGATGTTCTCAATCTTGATGGACGTGCCACCGGTCGGCGTGTTCTCGACGATCTGCAGATCATTGAAGAAGGTCGGGAGCCAGGCCGGAATAGCGCGGCCACGCAGATGATAGAACGTCTTTTTCAGTGTGTCGTAATCCGCACGTCCCTGCAGAGCCCAATTGTACTTTTGCGACTTGAAGGGAATTCCGGCCACGTCGTTGTAGATCGGAATTCCAACCTCGTTGTCGAGCACGTCAATCATCCGCGTAATGCCGACATCGATGCTGTCGCGCTCATCCGGTACCGTGGGAAGAACGTTGAAGCCCTGGTAGATTGGAAGCAGATCGGTGGTGACGCTCGGCCCAAGCACGATATTAACGTCATCGTTGCGCTGCATGATGCGGAACGTCGTGGTGAAGGTGACGCCGGAATCCGTCACGCGACGGAGTGTCGGCTGATCGTCCAAGCGCGCTTTGCGCACCGGATGCACTTTCGAGAACGCCGGCCAAGCGGAAACCAACGGTGCGACCAGGGTGATGGCGGATGCCGACAAGGACAGAACTTCCGCAAGCTCATAGTGCCGTGGATCGTTGGCGCTGATGAAGATGATGTCGCCGATACGAAGGCCGCCGTTGTTCGCCTGGTCGCACGGAATGGAAACCGCGCCGGCCGCAACCGCAGCGCCCGAGCGATAGGACTCGTGCCATTGGGGTAGATACATGTTCCGGCCGCCGTGCGTGCTCAGGAACTGGTCGAACACCGCTCTCTCATTGCCGCCGAGCGCCGTCGAGAATTCGATTGTCTTGCGCGGATACAGACGAAGGCAACGCCGTTGTTCGGCGCCGCTCGGTGACGTGAGCACGTCGGTCAGCCATTCCAGTGCCTCGGTCAACACACCGGACCAGTTCGGTTCAAACGGCCATACGGGAAGGGTTTCGATCGCCATTACTTTGCCGTCAAACTCCGGAGTTTCGCCTTGTCACGACCGAGGACAGACCAGATCGCCTGCTCGCCCGATGAACTGGTCAGCCAGTTGCGCGCGGAATCCTCATCAAGGGTGACGATGTTGCGGATGACCTGTGCACCGCCCCCGCCGCCCTGTCCTGCCGCCATGCGGTCCTGCAGCGCTTGTTCCTGCGCTTCCGTTCTGATCGTCTCGCCGCGCTCAAGGATCGCCGGAACTTCGTTCGACTTCAGACCGGCGACACCGCCACCGTGATAGTAGGAAGCGACCGAGAAGATGCCGGGATCGACGCGGCGCGAACGAACCGTGGATCCGACCGTGCCACCGCCGTGAGCAACGGGAACTGCGCCACCCAATGCCGCAGCCGCCTGACCGATCGGGCCGCCGAAGCCGGCCAGCGCGTTCAGGATCATCTGCTTCAAGATCATGGTGGCGATCTCGCGCAGGAAGGTTGCAGCAAATTGGAGGAAGGCTGTACCGAGAGCCTGGAAAGCGTTCTGGCCGTTGGCGACCGCCTGAGCGAAATTGTCGAACACGCCAACCAGGCCATCGGCAAACGAGCCGACGAGTTGTTGTGTCTGGTTGGCAGTGAGGCCGAGGGAGTTGGTCTGCCGGCCGACAATACCGATCTGATTGCCAGCGGTTTTCGCTTTGGTGATCAGAGCGTCAAGAATGGGGAGTTTGGCAGCCGCTTCCGGTCCACCGATTGCTTCCCACATCGCGCGGGCACTCTCGGCAGCCGCGACAATCTCCTGGTTCAGACTGGTGATCTGGCCCTTCAGCGTTTCCTGAGCGGCGACATCGCCGGTCTGAACCGCCTGACGGTATTGGGCGAGCAACGCATTGCGCTGTTGTTCGAGAGCCTGAGCTTCGCGCAGTGCCGTGTTAGCGTCCTTCGCCTCGGTCTTCTGATCGCGCTTTGCCTGCGTGACCTTCCATTCCTCGGCTGCGACAGCCTTGACACGCTCGATTTGCTCCGCGGTGAGCGCAACGCCGGCTTCCTTGGCCTTCTTCTGTTCCTCGGCAAGACGCTTCTGAATGAAGGCTTCCTGAGTCAGTCGCCCTTCGTTGGCGTTCTCGTTTTCCTGCAGCGAAAGGCGATCTTCGAGTTCGGTGTTGTATTCGCGCTGTGTGTCGAGCCGCTTGCGCTCAACCTGATACTGACGCTCGGAGAAGTCACCGCCAGATGCGAAGAGATCAGCCTCCTGATTGCGGCGCCGGCTGTTAATGCCACCGTTGTGACTGCCGAGTTTGCGAATTGCCTCGGCGATCTCTTCGACGCTTCCGGTTTGGAAGGTATTCAGGGCGCCCGTGCTCTTCAGATCGCCGTAGTTATAGGCAAGCGACGTGAACACGGCTTGCTGTTGTGCCGAGAATGAATCGAAGCGATCCGGTCCCAACTGACTACGGGCGACCATCGTGAATTCGTCGACACGGCGGACGAGATCGCGAACGGCATCCGTCATCGTGACGGTCATGCCCTCGGTGACTTTTTTGATCGTACCGTCGGAGAGCGTTACTGTGTCTGAGCCGAAACCGGCGCGGAATGCGTTCTGGTCCCATTTCGCGGTCGGCGCGAATCCTTCAAACCGACGGATGAGATTGAAGGACGCTTCGTTTCCGGTACCGCCGAGATTACCGAAAGTCTGAGCGGTCACCGCGTTCTGGTAGCGATCATGAGCCCGAACCAGGTCTTCAAAGGAACCGGCCAGCTTGATGGCCTGCGTGTACTGTTCCTCAAGCCCCTTGATTGTTTCTAGGCGCTTCAGTTCATCGGCCACGGATGGGATGAGTTTGCCCATCTCTTCCATGGCTTCGTTGAACTTTTTCGCCTTTTCCTCGGCAACCGCCTCCATCGCCTTGCCGGCGTCTTCGACAACCTCGGTCACCTTCTCGATGGTGATACCGGTCTTCGCGACGATAGCGTTGGTTTCGGCCGTCTTATCGCCAAGCTCTTTCGCAACGAGTGCGGCCTCGCCGACACCTTTTTCCATATCGGCGAGATTACGGCCAACGTTGAGCAGTTCTTCCGCCCACTGCCGAACACCGTCATTCGAGATTTGGCGGTACAAGGTTTCGAGTTGGGTTACGAAATCCTTCGCGGATATGGTGCCGTCTTTGTAAGCGTCCCTGACATCGCGGATCTGTTGGGCGAGTTTGAAGTCAACCGGATCTCGAATGATGGTGGTCGGCATACGGTCGATATCGAGGAAGGTCTGCCGTACTTTTTCGAGGTTCGTCTGCATGGTTCGCAGATTCGCCACAGCCTGGTCGAGCGTGACGTTTCGAACTTCCTGAGCCCACTCCTTCGTCTTGCCCTTCACCGCTTCGTAGCTGGTGATCACCTCGCCCATAATGCGCTTGTGCTCATCGAGCGCGGTCGTGGTGTCCTCAACGCCGGTCAACCAGGAACCGAGTGCAACGGTGACACCGGTCAGGATGAGTCCGGGCAAGCCGCCGATTGCCGCCCACAGAAGGCGGAACGCGCCGGCCGCAACGCCGGCCAGTGTCGTCAGCGCATTCAGGCCGATACGGAGTGCGAGGAAGCCGCTGCCAGCGGTACCGGCGACAACGGTCGCGACACGCAACTGCGCATTGACACGAGCGAGGGCGCCGGTACCAACCGTGAGCGAGGCTGCGAAGGCGTTCCATTTGCCGTTAACCGCCTGAACCGTGCTCTGCCAGGTGAACAGGTTGGCGTTTGCTGTCGCCGTCGCCGCCGCGGTGGTGCGCAGCGAGGTGACCATATCGGCGAAGAACCGCGAGACCTTGAACAGCGCAATGAGGCCGATCGCCTTTGCGAGTTCGTCCATGTACGGCATGAACGCCACGAGGGCTTGCGTAGCCTTCGCAAGAGCCGTGCCGATCGACAGGAAGAAGTCGCGGCCTTCCCGGCTTTGGAAGAATTCGTTCAGCCGGCGCACGCCGTCCGTGAAGGCTTCGATGAAACCACCCTCGCCGACGCGCAACTGCGCCTGGAAGAGATTGTTCTGGAAGCGGCCGAGTTCAGCGGTCGTCGTTGCGAGGGCTGCGCCGAGTTGCGGGCCGAACCGCTTCTTCAGTTCGTCGGCGAACTTCAGCAGGTTGGCCTGGTCAGCGATAACTTCGCCCTTGCGAAGCATGTCGTCAAGTTCAGACGTAGAAACGCCGATGGCATCAGCAAATATAGTGAAAGCGCCGGCAAGTCTATCTCCAAGCTGACGCCTCAATTCTTCTGAACTGACTTTCCCTTTACTGATCATTTGTTCGAGCGCTAGGAACACGCCGTTCAATTGATCCATCGAAAGCTTGTTGACGCGACCAGCCTCGGCCACGGACAGGAAGATGTCACGCGTGGCAGTGCTGGTGAAGTTCGCGGCATTGGCGGCCACGGCGAATTTCGAATACTGGTTCGACAGAACTTCGAAGCTGATACCAAGGCGCTGAGCGTTGCGCTCTAGGAACGCGAGTTCGTTGGCGACTCGGGAAGTGTCCTGATTGAACACGACACCGAGACGGCTCTGTGCCGCTTCGATCGTCTGGAACGCGGTGACGACGCCACGGATCTGACCGATTGCGGCGTGCAGGCCGATGTAGCTGGCGGTCAGGGCGAGAACTTCGCCACGGATGCGCTGGAAGAGGGACAGCGACTGCCGGCTCTCACCATAGAGCCCTGCGAAGGCGCTGCGCAGATTTCTGGTTCCGTTGGCAGCCTGTTGCGCGGCGGCGCCGGCAGTCTGTGCGGCCTGAGCCAACTGACGGATCGGCGGCAGCGCGGATTGGGTCGCAGCAGCGAGTTGACGGTTAGCCGATGCGCCTTGCTGGCTGGCCTGGTTCGCCTGCGCCAGGGCTTTGACTTGACGGGTCGCGGCCTGTTGCTGCGCGGTTGCCGTGCGGCTCAGGAACTGGCTCAGCGAGGTCTGCGTTGCCGCGGTCCGACGGAGTGCGATACTGTTCGCCTGGTATGCATCGGCGGCCTGCTTTGCACGAGCCTGAGCACGGCCGAGTGCCGCGGCCAGTTCTTCCGTAGGCGCCTCGGCCCTGCGCATCTCATCGGCGAGACGCTTCACCTCGGCCTGCGCCTCGACGAAAGCACGCTTCGAAGTCAGAACGCCACGGCGATCGGTCGCAACCGGCGCAGCCTGAGCTTTGCTGAACTCCTGAATCTGAGCATTGACGCGGGCCAATTCGGCGGCCTGCTTTGCATATTCGCGGGTGACACGTTCTTGCGTGACGGCGGCGCCACCGGAAACGGCGCTAACCTGGGCGCTGATTTCACGGGTGCGCGACAGTTCGCGATTGACACCTTCGAGGGCGCTCTGCTCATCCTTCAGGCTGCGCGTCAGCCGGTCGGATTCACCTTTGAGTTTTTTCGTCTGACCTTCGGCGGCCTTGAAAGCATCCTCGGCTGCCTTGACAGCGGCGGCCTGCTTGGCTGCTGCCTCGCCGAGTTGCTGAACGGCAGCTTGCGTCGACTTGACCGAGGCCGTGTTTGCCGTGCGGGCAGCTTCGACATCACCACGGAGGAACACGCCGGCCGACTTCTGCGCGGGGCCGGGGTTTGGAGTCTTCTTCAGTTCGGCGTTGTATTTGGCGAGAGATTCGCGAGCCGCAGTGACCTGATCGGTGAAACGCTTCTTCTCATCGCGCGCAGCGGCGGTTCGATCTTTGATCGCCTGAAGCGCACTCTCTTCCTGCTGCAGCTTGGTCTTGAGATCACCGAGGTTCTTCTCGGCGGCGACCAGTTCCTTCGACAGTTTCGCATAATCGCCCGACATCTTATTGACGGACGCCTGCGACCGCTCGGCCGAGGCAGTCAGTTCGTCCATGCTCTTGGCGATGGTTTCGACCGACTTCAGGCCGCGGAGTTTCTGCGCCAGGGAGCCAGCCTGAGTGGCCAGTTGCCCTAGCGCAGTGTTCGCCTTACCGGTATCGCCGGTCGTACCCTTCAGGATGGTCTGGAATTCGTTGAAGGCGTCGACAGCGGACTTGAGGGTTTTGGAGAACTGATTCTCGGCTTTGATTACGAGATCGACTTCGTTCTTACGCGCCATCGCCGTTCAGATCCTTGATCAGTTCGGTAAGGGCTTTGTTGGCGTCCCTACCCTTCGAGCCGAATGCGGCCACCGCAGCCGTCATAACGGCGTTGAGAACGGTGGCCGTGGTTGCGTGTTGCCGGTTAACCCGTTCAACAACCAGTTGATTTTCCTCCCAAACTTTTCCGACAGGGTAGAACGTGGCGTCGATATGTCCGTGTTCGAGCAGTTGGCTGACTTGACCACGGAGCCCCCAAACCCATTCGTCTAGGCTAGGGGTAGTCTGAGTTGGTCGGTGAGACCGCCCGCGCTTGCCGCGATTCGCGTGACGGTCTCTATGAAGTTTTTTAAGCCACCCTCCATCGCGAATGTCAGGATCGCGATCTTCTCAAGAGCCGCCACCTGCACGTCGATCGGCAACTTGGCATAGTCGTCGAGACGATGGGGCTCGTCGGCGGCCAGGGCAATCAGGTGGGCGACGACCGAGGGGAACTTGCCAAGGAGTTCTTGCGCGACAGATTCAACGCTGCCCTCGCCAAGCATCTTGGGATCCTTGAACCGGTCGTATATCGAGAGCGCCGCATCCTGGTGGATGTGAACAAGCTGCGTGATGTCCGGAACGGTCAAGCCACGGACGGAAAGCTCGCCGCCCGTGAACTTGATAGAGTCGTATTTCAGGGTGTAGTTCAAAGGCATGTTGCCTGATCTCCTTCAGGGATGGAGGGTTAGGGAGCCGGGGTATACGGCAGACCGTTCAGGTAGATTGCTTCGAGAGCGCCCTTACGGAGCACTTCGACCGTGAACGGGATCTGCTGCCAGTCGTCGCCCTTCAGGTTGTAGTCACCGTTGGGAGCGAGCGTGATGTAGGGGAGCGTGTAAACACGGTCCTCACCGCTGGCATTGCGCGTGATGAACTTCATCGCGCCTTCGACCTTTTCGGAGCCCGACAGAATGAGGTCGTAGCTCGTGGCCAAGGTCGTGTAGTCCACCGTCAGATCGGAGCCGGCAGCAATAGCGCCGTCTTCGAGGATGGTGATCAGACCACGCTCAAGGTCGGCGACATAGTCGGTACCGAGAACATAGACCGTCGCGCCGGCCTTCACGGACAAACCGGTGGCGCTGATCTTGACATCGCCGACAGGGTTCGAGTCGCTTTCACCGAGTTGGTAGGAGCGGCCGAGAACCACATCGTTGATAGCGTAACCGACGACCGCGCCACCGGCTTCAGCAACGACCTGTTTGCCGGCCGCCGAGAAGAAGAAGTAGGCGAGGTTTTCCATGGTGATCTCGTCGAGCACCAGGTTGCCCGAGCGGGACACTTCGATCGTGATCGACTTGTCCTTTTCGCGAATGCCGCGGTCGGAGTTGAAGTGCGCGAGTTCTTCGCTTTCCAGTGTCAGCGAGAATTCCGGCGAGTTGCCGAGGTAACGATAACCTTCGCCAAGCTGAGTTCCGGGCCGAAAACGCGAGAAGTGAACTTCCCCTCGACCTAGCGTATATGCTTCACTTCCCATCGATATTCACTCCTTTGTTGGTTAAATCACCAAACAGTTGAAAACCCTTTTACCCGAAAGGATCGAAATTGTCCTCTACAATTTGCAGGCTAAGGGTTAGCCAGAAATACGCCTTGGTGGAAACGGCCTCTTCCGGGGGGCGTACAACTCCGGGGCCGATGGTGAACTGTTCAACACGGTTCTTCATGCCGCGTTCATTCATCCCGAAGGGATTGAAGCCATGGGCAGGAAGTGTTTGTTTTCGCTTCGATTCCACGGCCAATCGCTTCTTAACGTCGGCCATCAGCATGTGAGCGGGATCGGTGGGATGCTCGCGATCGTCCTTGACAAAGCCCTGGATGAGGATGTCCCAGGGACCGTTGGTGACCGAAGAGTTGAGCGGCCGTCCCAATCGATCAAGCGGGAGCGGCGGTTCGAGAATACTGACCATCGGAATGGGGTCATTTTCGCCGAAGATCATGCGCCCGCGGAACACGCTCGTTGCCAGGTCGAAGTTATATCCATTGGCGATCGTGATCTCCTGCAGGCAGGAGGTGAGCGCCTTCATGACGCGAAGGCGAAAGGGTTCGGTGAAGGTGGTCATAGGTTAAGCTCCAATAGACGCTCGAATTCGCGCTTCATGTGCGCTTCCATGTCGCCTTTGATCATGTTGCGGGTTTCGTTGAAGACTTGATCCACGCTCGGTCCGTAGAGCAGCCACAGGCCTTTGCCGAGTTTCCTTGCCCCGACGCTTGGCGCCTTGCCGTCCTTCGTTCGATACGCAAGCCCGATGTTGTTATTCTTCAGCCGGATTGCGAAAGCGCTTGGCATGTACTTTGCGATGCCGGGGTCAACTTCGACCGAGACACCTTTCTGTTTCCGACCAGGTTGGGCACCGCCGACGACAAAGCGCGCGAGGGATGTCGGCTCGTCACGGCCGCGGACAATACCGCTCAGATCGTCGTTGCTCGCGAACTTCGCGATCTTCAATCGACCTGCCTGACCGGTGAGATAGCCTTGGGGGAATTTGACTTGCTGCTCCATCGAGCGAGCAGACGCCTTGCGAGCCTCGCGAACCGTGTCGTTCACGGCCATGCGGGCGGCCTTGATAACTTTGGGATCCAGTTTGTCGAGTTGATCGAAGGCGCTGAGACCTTCTATTGCGACAGCGAAATACTCTGCCATCAGGTGGACTCCGGAACAGGAAGCCCCACTGTGTCTTCGGCGGCCATGGCGGTCACGTTGACGGTGATCGTCAAGTCGTCGGCGGGCGCACTGGAATCGATTTGATAGGCTTCACCAGTCTCGACGGAGATGATCGCGTTACGCGCCGGCTGCGGGATTTCCTCGCGCCAGATGATCAGCTTCGGAGTCTCTTCTTCACGCTCAGCGTAGTTGAAGTTGGTGCCCTTCATGTCGCCGAGGGCTGCGAATTTCGTGTGGACGCGCACAAAACAAGCCACCGGAATTGCTTCACGCGTGGCGAGATAAAGTGCCGGGACGCGCATGTGCGCATGCACGTCCCGACGGGCTTTCCGCTTTATGTCACGGAAAGATGGCATCAGATTTCTTCGTCCTTGCCAGGAGCCTTTGCGGCGCCTTTCGGGGCTCCCTTGGGGTCACCGTCCGCGCCGGAAGCAGGTGCTTTGGTTTCGGTGGACGAAGCTGCGATCTTTTCCGCGGTGGTGGGAGCGTCGGCTGCTTCATTCGACTGCACCTTGGCGATTGCGATCTCTTCCTTCGTTGCCTTGCGGACGGCGCCGAGCTTTTCGAGGCGTTCGAATTCTTCGGCGGTTGCCTCGAAGACGCTCGGACGTTCGCGGGTGGATGCCGGCACGAGAACCTTGCCGTCCTTGACGCGACGGCCGATGGAGTGAATTGCGTATGTGGTAACGGTAGCCATTGGGCCAATCCTTCTTTCTAGGGTCAAACTTAGATCATATTCCCCAAGCGGTTGAATGAGACGGCGAGCGAACCCGCCGCCTCGCGGCTGTTAGGCCAGAACGCGCGCCTTGAAGGTTCGGTTCGGATACAGCGGGATCGGCAGCGGCGAGGACTGGTGCATGACGAACTTTTCGCCCGGATCGTCGGTCTTGAACATCTTGCCGAAGATGTCGGTCGACAGAGCCTGACCGGTTTCGATGGCATCGACATCGTAGATCGCGCCGTAGGCACGGACGCCGTTTGCACCCGGAGCGACCAGCAGAATGTCCTTCTCGTTGAAAAGGTCGATCTTGGTCTTTCCGCCCGCACCGTTCGGGATGTCGATCGTGTCCTTGTAGGAGAACACTTCGAGGCTGTTGTCCAACTGACCGATGCGCTGCAGCGGACGTTCGGTCCGCATGATGCCGAGGTCGATCTGGACACTCTCGTTGCCACGGTAGTTACGATCGAGAGCCGCCTTGATGCCGGTGTTCTTCTTGAACAACGGAGCCACCTGCGCACCGACGATCAGCATGCTCGCGGTACCGCCGCCGTTGGCGAGGTACATGGTGGTCATCCAAGACTCGAGATCGCCAAGGATGTCCGAGGCCGGATCGTTCCAGTATTCCGCACTGAGCGTGACGGTCTGACCGGGGTCACGGCCGAAGTCGAGCAGGACGGAAGGATTCGCCGCACCCTGGTCGCGATCGTAGTCGATCTGAACCTTGGCATCGACGAAGGCACGAACGGCCATCCAGATTTCGCGGACGCGGATTGCACGGAGATGGGCTTCCGTGATCTCGGCCACGCGCTGGTCGAACTTCTCGACGAGCGACGGCTGCCGGCCGGACAGGAGAACGCGCGGGTCCTGGATGCGTGCTTCGCTCGGGCGAACGGCGTTCTTCAGCTTGATATAAGCCGGCATGAACTCTTCAACCGAGTAGCCGCGACGCATGTCGAGCGGCTTACCCTGATCGTAGGGCAGTACGAACGGCGCCAGGTAGCGATCGTTTTCCGGCAGGTCGGCGAACTTGATCGACTTGTCCTGCGAGAAGTGCGTTTGAGTGAAGAACGTGTCCAGAATCCAAGACGGGAGCGCGTTCATGCGGTCGTCTTGACGGAGTTCGAACAGATCCAGTGGAGACCACAGGTCGATTGCCATGACTGCTATGTCCTTTTCTAGTTCGCCAAAGCCACGGCTTACGGCTGTGCTACGATGGCGCCAGCGCGGACCCTGCGGACCACGATGGCAGTGGGGGTGGGAGCACCGCGGAAGGCTTCGAGCTTCTTCTCGTCGGTGTCGTAGGATGCCGGCCAGGCGATCAGGTCCATGTTCAGGCAGCCCTGACGCAGGACTTCGACGCCCTGAATCGGCGATGCGCCGCTGGTGATCGGCCGCATCAGAATGCCGATGGCCTGCGTGGTGCCGGAAACGGCCGGGACAAGATTGCCGGAACCGTCCAGGCCGACCGGCGTGTACATCGCGGCGATCGTCTGGCTGGCAGCGAGCGTCATGTCTTCCATGACGACAGCCGGGGTTTCGCCGACGATGAGCCCCTGAGCAACGGGGTTTACTTGATCCGAGGACTGGCCCGGAAAACCGGCCTTCCAAGGATCATTGTTTGGGGTGAAGGTAGCCATTTCAGTATCCTTTCAACAAAAGGTTGATTTTTAGGTTGCGCGGCTTACGCGGCCTTGCGCGGACCCTTGGCGAGCGTGACGGCGCGCTGAGCCCGAGTCATCTCGCCGCCTTCGCCGTTGCCCGGAGTACCGAGATCGGTATTCTCCGAGGTATCCATGGCTTCCTTGAACTGGTTGCCGGTGGCGTTTTCCTGCTTGGCGGGCGTCTCGGCCTTCTCTTCCGGAAGGTCGGCGAGCATTTCAACGATCGCGTCGGCATCGACGGCCGAGAACTTGTCGTTGGTCGCCATCTTCAGGGCAGCCTTCGGGCGAGCCTGGCCGGCTTCCGAATTGACGATTGCACTGATACGAGCGCGCTCGGACGTTGCACCTTCATTCACACCTTCAGCCTTGCCGGCAGCAAAACCTTCGGCACGAGCCGTCTCGATGGCAGCCTGATCGACCGCCGTTTCGTTCTTCGTCTGTCCAGACATGGTTTCATCCTCTTCATCTAGGGACAGTTCTGCCGCGAAAGCGGCAACGGAGTCGTCAAGCGTGCCGATATGATCGGCCAGCCCGTTCGACGTTGCTTGCGAAGCAGTGAATGTCAGAGCCTCGGTATCCCGAACTGCCTTTTCATCCATGCCGCGGTTCCGTGCCACGGTGGACACGAACACTGAATAGAGTTCGTCAATGCGAGCCTGTATGCGCGCCTTGACTTCCGGCGACAGCGCTTCGTAGGGGTTGCCGTCGACCTTGTGCTTGCCGGCGAAGATGAAAGTCACCTTCCAACCCATCTCGTCGACCATCTTGCTTGCATCGACGTGGGCCGTGACGACGCCGATCGAGCCAACGCCACCAGTTCGCGAAACGGTGATCGAATCTGCGACGGAGGCGATCGAGTAGGCTGCCGAATATGCGCTCTCCATCGCGTATGCGCGGACCGGCTTTTCGTCGCGGTGCGCGAACATCTTGTCGACGAGATCGAAATTTCCGGCGACTTCGCCACCGGGGGAGTCGATGATGAGGGCGATACCCCTAACGTTGCCGTCCGCGAGGCCGCGCTCGAACGCTTTCCAGATATAGAAATAGCCGGTCGCGTACCCGCCGTACTGGTAGGGGAAGTTGTGCAGCAGAACACCCTTGACCGGGATCTGCAAAATGCCGTCCTTCACCTTGTACGGGCGCAGCATCGAGCGCCAATCGTTGTCGGCAAACCAGAAGTCGTCGCCGTTGTGCATCTGCGGAGCGGTCGTATCGGCTTCGAGGCGAGCCGTCATCTTGGCCGTCTCGTGCAGGGAAGCCTCGAAGAGTCCTTGCATTTCCGGAGAAACGAGAGCCGGCGCCTGATCGAAGCGTGCCATGATCGGATTCAGATTATTCGGCATCGTCTTCCTCATCTTTATGAACGGCGTCACGGAAGTCGTTAGAAAGACTGCCGTTCAATTCTCCACCGAGAATGTCTGCAAACTCGCTGTGAGCGCTCTGAGCGCTGGGATTGCTGGACTCGCTCACGTCCTTTTCGCCGGAAGCTGCGTTGATCGAGTTGTCCTGAACCGTACTGACGTGAGGCAGGCCGGCATCTTCCATGGCCTTTTTCTCGCGAGCGATCTGGCGGATGTCTGCACGCCAGTCGCCGCCGAGGCGGGCGCGTTCCTGTTCGTAGGTCGAGAGGCCGTATTTCAGACGAAGAACCGCAGCCTGAGTTTCCTTCAGTTCGTCGATCTGACCGCGCGAAGCGCCAATCCATTCGCAACGCGTAATCGCTTCCATGGCGAGGGGCTGGTAGAGCCAAGCAGTATCGACACCCATGCGGCGCGGCATGGATGTGATCACGCCCTTGTTCAGCGCCTCTTCGAGCCAATTGCGATAGACGATGTTCGCGAAGCGATCGGCGATGATCTTCTTGCGCGAGACCATGAACTTCCAGGTCTCGGTCTGAGCAGCGCGCGCCGACGAGTAATTGGTCTCGGTGTAGTCCTTCGAAAGCTGCTCATACGAGACGCCGAGCAGAGCGGCGATGTTCCGCAGCAACGACTGTTCGAACTCCGTGCCAAGCGGACCACCCTGGCCGGCCGGCTGCATATGCAGTTTCGAGCCGGGGAGCAGATGCGGGATCCGCACGCCACCGAGCTTCAACTGATCGGCGCCCTTCGCGTATTCCGAGATCGCGCTCATCTGCGCGCCAAGGAGTTCGCTGATTGCCTCGTCGATGCTGTCGGCGCCTGCGCCGAGTTTCGCGAAGACTTCCGCCGAGTTGGCGATATCGGATTCGATAACGGCCGCGTAAGTCGCGTTGACCACCGCGTTCTGCAGCATCACGTCGCGGAACTCGCGCGCCATGCGCGTTTCCTTGATCCCGGCTGCCATATCGGACATACCGCGGGTCTGGCCGGCACGCATCTGCTCGAACAGGTGGATGAACAGTGGGCGACCCCACGGCTTTTTCGCGTCGATGCGCGCCCATTCGTAGTTCTGGACGTAATAAACGTCCCGCGGATGTGCCTTGCGGATGTGATAGGCGATAGGAATGTGTCGTTGGTCGACTTCGACGCCGCCAATGATGTATGGATTTGCCTTCAGAGTCGGAGGCGTGGACAGACGATCAACGTCAACCATGCGGACCGACGTGTTGAACGGCCGGAAATCGCGCTCTTCACGTGACCATTCGATTGAGGCGATCACTTCACCGCACGCGAGATACGTCCCGATCGCCTGGCGAACCAGCATTGTGAAGTTATTGCGGCGCGAAGCGTCCACCCAATTCGCATCGGACTCAGCCCAAAGCGTGAATTTAGCTTCGACTTCTTCCTGAAACTCTTCTTCCCAAACATCGTCCGCCTTGCCGAACAGCACCTTGGTGTGCGGCTTGGCGTTCAGGAGGAAGGCGCCGCCGACGATGTTGTCCTTGTGCAGCGCGGCGCCGCTCTGGACATAGGCGTCGTTGCGCAGGATGTCGCGGATACGGGCATCGGAAATGCGCTTGGCTGGTAGGATGTCCTGATCGGCCGTGCGGTTGTGCGGCTGCCACATCGCGAGTTCGCGGCTGAAGCGGCTGGCGCCTTCGTAGGCTTCACCGGCAATCGCGGATTCCTTGCCCGCGCCATCGAGCACCCTGAAACTCGACGGCGCGGGCGTGCCCTGCCCCTCCTGGGAGGGATTGGGGCCGAGCACATCTGCAAACTCATTGAAGGATTGCGTCATCTTACCACCAGAACCTCAGCGGGCCGCGAACCGGGGCGGTTCCGGCGACTTCGGCCGCAAGTTCGGCTTTCAGGGACTGAAGATAGGCAACGAGAGCCTGGCGGTTGGCCACGCTGTACCGGACGCGTTCGCCATTCTGGTCGACAACCTCGACGACTGCCTTGCCCGTCATCAAATCGTGAAGGGCAGTTTCAGCCTCGGCGATGCGTTGAGCGAGCGTCATATAACCGGTGGAGTCCTCGAAGATGTTTCACTTCGTATAATCCACCATTTGTTGATTTGCAAACAGATTGTTGAATATGCCAAGTTGCACGGCTTGCGTCAACTAAAAATTGACTAAGCCAACTCCTTCGCCAGTGCAGACAGATCGAACCTTTTCGCCGGCTTGCGAATGACGATACTATTCTCTTGCTCTCCGAAGACCATGACATTCTCATCCCAAGGCCGAGCCCAAACGGGCGGGTTTTCCCAAAAGTTCGGTCGGAGCGCCTTTATCTCATCATGCCGCAGCAAGCCGAGAGCGTAATAGCTCAAGTCCCAGCTCTCGTTTCGAACGCGATGGTTTTTCGGAGCTTCCCACTCCCCTTTGGTATTCCGGAATTCCGCAGTCATCTGAGTGTAGAACCAGTTGGGTGCCCAAATCGGGAAGGTCCAACGGCCGCCGCCCGGATCCTTGCGATCGAGAAACCCGTTCAGTGAATCCTTCAGTTCGTTCGAGTTCAGGAAAGCCACTGGCACATCGCCGCGCGCAGCGTTCAGCTTGTCTTTCTGGTTCGCGTCCGGATAACGCTTCTGAAAAACGGGAGCTCTCTTCGACGGCTCACCCTTGACCAGTTGGAACCGCTTTTCGAGCCCGTGCTCATTCCGCAGACGGCGCCAGAATTCGCGAGCCTGGATCGATACGCCATCCTCACCGCCGTAATCGCACCCAACGAGTTTGATTGCCATGCGCCGGCCGGAACCATCGGCCAGTGGGTAGCTACGCTGGATCACCTGTTCAATGAGCACATCCCAATCTTCCTGATAGGAAGCGGGTTTCAGGGGTTCGCGGTCACCCTGATCATCGAAGCGCTCGCTTTTCAGCAGACGGAACATGTCGATGACCCAAGCGTCATTCCCTTCGCCGATACCTGTGACCTGGACAACGAAACCGGAACGCTTACCGCCCTGCACGTCGACGGTGGCAATAATGAAGCGAACACCGTCCGGAACTGTTGGCTCTTCCTTTGTCGTGCCCCAATCCTCGGCCCGCTCCATCAGCGATTCTGGCGTGCGCCCTTCGGCGAGTTTCGGCGGCGTGTAGGGCAAGCCTTGGTCAGTGTTGATCGTCTTTTTCAGCGGCCCTTCTTCACCGGTCAATTCGTACTCGGCCTTCGCCTGCAGGTAAGCGAAGACGAGTGATTTCCAGTCCTGGAACGCTGCGGCCGGCCCCTTGAGCCAGAATGACGCGATGTCTGTTCTGATCGGTTTGCCGGTGATCGAACCATCCGGGTGCCAATGCATACCGTCCTTGATCCAGCGGCCGTTGCGGTTCAACTCCTTCTTCATCGACGGCTCGATGTCCAAGTCGCAATGCGGACACTTCATCGTCACCATCTCGGCAGCTTCCCAATGGTCCTTGCTGTCAGGATAGTTCAGGAGGCTGAAATCGGGCTCGAACGCTTCCGAGCAATGCGGGCACTGCCAGTTCCAACGGCGTCGATCGCCGCGGTTATAAAGAGCCAGAATGCCCGTGGTCGGCGGTGCCTCATGAGGCGTGCGTGCAATCCATTTCGCGTTGGTCACCTCACGGCCTGGTGACGACTCTGCCACAGTCATGCCGAAGCGTTTGAAGGTGGTCGTGCGCTTGCGGCCAAGGTCGAAGGGCGGACCTTCCTTGGCAATGTCGTCTTCCATGCGATCGTAATCGGCGAACCAGACGCGCGGTACCGTCTTACCGGAAAGCTCCGTGATCGTCGGCCAGCGCAGGAGCAGGCGCATTCCACTCTTGAAAGTCTTGTCGAAGGTGTTGTCGTTGTTCCTCCCTTCGACCAGTTTCTCACCGAGTTTCTTCGTGTGGCGGAAAACCTTGCCGAGGTCGCCGTGCGAGATATCGCGGGCCACCTCTCGCGTCATGGCGTAGAAAATCATGTCGCCGGGATCGCACGTGGCGCTATGCAGTAGCCAGTTATAGAAGGAGTCCGACTTGCCTGTACGCGCCGGCCCGACGAAAACGAGACCGGTGTATTCGAGACTGGTGAGCGTATCCATCACCTCGGTGAGGTACGGCGTCGTCTCATTTTTCCAGTAGCCTTCATAGGCGCCGGGGTTGTTGAGATACCGGTATTTCGCCGCGGCCTCGCTGACGGTCAGACGCTCGGGCGGCTGGATCATTGCCGTCGCACTGGCGATCATCTCTTCGAGCGACAGAAAGTTGGGCCGTTGGCGTCTAGTCGTCACCTTGCATTTCCTTCACGACCGCAGCGTAGCTTTCGGTCGCATTGACCCTGGCGTTTTCAACGAGCGCCGTTTTGATGTCACCAAGCAGTTGGTCGGCGAGTTTTTGCTGTAGCTCGCGCTGCTCCGTGGTCATCGGATGCGCGTCTTCGATGTTGTCGGTCCAAAGCTGAACCTTCGTTCGGATCATCGTGAACGTCTGCGAGAGGACTTCGAGCACGGATTCGGTCGGCCACAGATCGCCAGCCAATGCCAGGAATTTCATCTCCTTGAGCTTGGCGTTCCAGAAACTCTCGCGCAGTTTTTCCGGCAGGTCGTCCGCCTTGAGATCGGCCAGCACCTGAGCCAGTTCGCGCTCGGGCTTGACGAGATAGGCGGCAGCAACTTTGAGATCGTAATAGGCGCCGCCATTCGAGTGCATCCGCAGGACCGGACACGGCCGCAGCGCCTCGATCACGTTCTTGCGCGACATGCCAAAGACCTTCGATAGCCAGTCGAGCGTCACGCCACCGTGCACGTTCGCCTCACTCGTCAGCTTCGACGGCGGCAAGGTCTTCAGCCGGATCGCGTCATGGTCTTTCGCCTTATTGGTCGAGCCCTTCGGTCGGCCGCGGCGCTTCGTCGGCGTGCCGAGGATATCGTCAAATTCATCCATTATCGGCTCGCGATCTTTTCCTGCATCCAGGCGTCGACTTCCGATTCAATCCACAAGGACGAAGAGCCGATGGTGACACACTTGGGGAATTCGTTCTTCTTCATCAGCCGATAAATGGTGGGACGCGATACCGGCACGCGATCGAGGATGTCGCCGATGCGAAGGAAACGAGTGGTGTCAGCGGGCGCGGCTTGAGTGAACATGTCAGTCTCGTTTGGTTCAACTGAAACATACCGTATTCACTATTTGGTTGACTTTCAACCCCCGACGTGGGAACAAATCGATGCTCAATGCTCAGAACCCTGTGTCAACCCTGAAAGGAAAAGACCGCAATGGCCGTTAAGCAGAAGTTCAATTTCAAACTCGGCGACAGCGTGAAACTCTCGATCTCATCTGAAGTCGGCGAAATCGTCGGCCGCGCTCAGTACACCAACGCAAACCCTCAGTACCTCGTTCGCTATCTTGCCGGCAACGGTGTCCAGGTCGAATCCTGGCTCGCCGAGGACGCACTTTCCGCCTAATTCCTGCAGAATCAATTGGTTGCGTTGAGCCCCGGTCACAAGCCGGGGCTTTTCTTATTCGGCCGCTTCCGGCAACGCTTTCGATCTTGCTTTAAATTCGTCGACGAGGTTGGCCCACGTCTGCAACAATTCTCGCCGAGGTTCGAGGAATTTTGCGCGGTTATAGATGCCGCGAACCGTCCCATCGACGTGCGCTAGGCTGTGTTCGATAATCTGCGGGTCGTACTGCCGCTCATTCAAAATGGTGCTGAACGACGAACGAAACCCATGTGGCACGTGCTGATCATGGCCGAAGCCGAGGCGTCTCAGGTTACCTCCCATCGTGCCTTTGTGGATCGGCTGCTTGGGGAATCTACCTTCGAATACGAACTTGCCATGATGGCTGATTTTCTTCATCTCGTTCAGGATGGAAATCGCCTGCGCGCTCAATGGAACGACATGTTCCCGGCGCATCTTGGTCCGCTCTTTCGGAACAGTCCAATTCTTCTTTTCAAAATCGATCTCGGTCCATTCCATGGGAGCGAGTTCACCTGGGCGGACGACCGTCAGCGCCAAAAGCTGAAGAGCGTACTTCACCGTCGGCCACCCTTCGTCGTCTTCCTCAATCACATTCATCAAGTGGCCAAACTGCTTCTCATCAATGATTGCAGCACGACCTTTGTGACGTGGTCGGCTTACAGCGCCTTTCAACGAATATGTTGGATCGGTTTCAGTGCGAGCCGTCCGAACCGCCAGTCGGAACACCTCAGTGATTGCTTCCTGAGTGATGACGGCCGTCTCCAACAGTCCTCTTTTTTCCAAGCGCTGCAAAACGGCCAGCACCTCGATCGGCTTAATCTCAGATATTGGTCTGTCCTTGAGAGTGGCCGCGTGCGTCTTCAGGCTCAGCGTCTTCTTATAAATCGACCGAGCAGATTTACCCGCAGCCGCGTACTTTTTCAGATACTCATCGGCGACCTTGCCGAAAGTGTTTTCCGCGTTGAACTCGTCTTGAAGCTTGGCGAGCTTCTGCTCGACGCTCGGGTCAACACCGTTCGCGAGTTGGTTTCGCGCAGCATCCCGTTTCGCCCTAGCATCGACCAGGGAAACTGCGGGATACTTCCCGAAGGCTAGGGTGTTTCGTTTTCCGTTCAGTTGGTAGTCGAAACGCCAGAGGCGGGAACCGTTCGGCTTGACCAGCAGATAGAGCCCGAGGTCGTCCATTAGCTTATACTGCTTGTCGCGTCCCTTCGCATTGCGTACCTTGGTATCGGACAGACTCAT